ATTTTAATTTCATTATCTCTCCTACGAGTAATTAATTTTACTTTTGTTTTTATAACCCCAGTATAATACCAAGACTATTATTAAACAAATGCCAACGAATGTCGGATGACTTAGTAAGTTTTTACTTGGGTCTAACGCAAGATCAATTTGACCTTGCCCAACATGATAACCAAAGATTTCCTTTAGCTTTATTAAAGGGTAGCCACCTACGTTAAATATCTGTAACGTTTGCGTGGCAAGTTCTTCAATCTTGTCACCTAGCATAAAACCAATCATTAAAGCTGGTCTGCTAAAGTGGTATTTCTTTAATGCTATTCCTACTAAAGTAAATACTACAAGTAGTATAACATTTTCTACGCCATAAGTCGAGAAACCTGCAGTATAAGTTGCCCAAACTATTAAGGCTAACAATACTGGGAAATAATACTTATACGGTATATACGCAATCCTAGAAATAGGCTTTATCGCAAATATACATATAATCCCTGTTAATAATGTTGCTGCTAAAAACCCAAGACTCATTGCGTTAAAGAACTTTGGATCTTTAATTACATTGGCACTGTCTAGCGATAAGTCAAATCCGATTGTCCCAAATAATCCTATAATAATAGCAGCAAATGCTGCCCCTGGAATGCCAAACAGCACAGTAGGTATCATACTAGTTGCTTTTTGTGCGTTGTTACTTCCTTCTGGCCCGATAACACCTTTGATGTTACCGTTACCAAATGTTTCCTTAGGATTGCTTGCTACTGTAGCTCCGTACGATAACCAATCACTTACACCACCACCTATGCCCGGTAAGAATCCTACTACACTTCCTATTAGTCCACCTTTTAACGATAATTTCCATTCTTTAAACGATATCTTAATTCCGTCGATGATTTGTTTTCTGTCATCAACATTGTATGTTTTATCTGTTAACAGTGATTGTGATTTAAATGCAAGAAGCATCTCAGGCATAGCAAATAAGCCTGCCATCATTGGGATCATTGATATCCCATCTTCTAAGAAATCCCAGCCTAGTGTAAAGCGTGGTGCTGCAGTAATAGGATCTGTTCCTACTAAACTAAAAAATATACCCAGTGATAATGCTACAATAGATCGGAACCAATAACTATTAGATATAAAACTCACTGTAATAAATGCCATTATGCAGAACGCAAATAACTCTGCTTGTCCTACTCCGCCTTGCGTTGCCGGTAATAATAAAAAGTCTTTGTAGTACGGTAATAATAAGAATGTGGCGGCACCATATAATAACCCGTTTACTGTACTAGTGGTGATCGCTGCTGATAATGCATAACTTGCTTTGCCTTGTTGTGCTAGCGGAAAACCGTCAACCATTGTAGCAGCCGAACTATTAGCTCCTGGTATTCCTAATAATATGCTAGCGAATGTATCCCCGGTTGTACTAGCCGCAACGACTGCCATAATGAACACTACTGCAAGATACGGGTCTACTGCTTGTAACATAACAACGGCCGGGAAAAGAGCTACTAATCCTGTTGTCGCGCCAGCTGCAGGTATTACACCAACAATCAGTCCGTATACTGTACCTATTACTAGTGCTAAAAAATATTCAATCATTTATTAAGGTTTCCACATTGCTACTAGTACATCCGGCATTGGCTTGATCTCATCATGATTATTAGTTCCAAAATAATCGTACATAAAATCATCATCGAAGTGTTGCCAGTGTAATCCTTCATCGTACGCAAATGTAAGCATATTGTTATTCTGTTTTTCTATCTCGTATAGCATACGATTGCTATTTTCATAATATTCGTAATTAGGATATGTTATATTAAAGCCGCCTGCGGTGTGCCACCATGCATTACTTACTAAGGTAGGGCGGTATACTAGCATAATCCAATCACCATCTTGCTTGCCATTGTATAAACTAATACCTTTCAAATCATTGGCCCATTCATGACTCTTAACTAATTTTGTACCCCAATTCGGATCAGCCCAGGCTTGATCAACTTCGTAGCTATTTTGGCCAAATTCCATATCTGTTCCGAAGTACGCACCTTTGTGCCCGCTAAATTGATTGTGATTATATTCGCGTGCAGGCGTGCGATCTGTGGTATTAAATCCTTGTACTGATTCCATTACTTGCGCAATACCTGACCATTTGGATCCTGGTACTCCCGTGAAAAAGATTCTTTTTGGTAATTTCATATTTTATCCTTTATATATTCGTATGCAGCTGTGTGTGCTTCTTCGAGTGGGTGCCACATCGGGCTGATTGGGTAATTGTGGTCTGTAGCCCATGCGTGGAAGCCATTATCGTTGAACCATGTGATTTTATCAAAGTGCAGACTTTGTAATTTCTTTATCAGCTTACTAGAATGATGGGCATCATCAAAAATCAATCGGTCAATGCATGTAATAATGTACTGCTGATTAGTTGATTCTAAGTAATTAATAATTAAATTAATAGATTTTAGATTTTCAATTTGATCCCATATACTACTTTGTATATGCTTGTAATACATTTTAAAATATTCAGAATCTTCGGTTCCAGTTGGGCGTAATGTTTCCCATACTGCTGGATTAGTGCTAGATAATATGTCGTAACGATCGCGCCACGTAAAGTTAACGCTAATCAAATCTTCGTTATTAAATGTATCGGCTTTTTCAAAAAACGTGCGTAATATAGTTTGATTCGAGCATCCAGGTTTAGCATAACATACATAATCCATATCGTTTGCGTTAGCATATAATGCTTGCCACGTACTACGTGATGGGGTATTGTGATCTTGGTCGGCCATATCACTACCCCAAGTAAAACTGTCGCCGAACGCTATTAGTTTATCCATAATAGTGTAAGTAAAATAATCCCGGTATAATAATAATAAACTGCGGTAAGAAGTTCATAATGATAGCTTTTTCGTTCCATTTAAACCCAACATAAATCCAGCCACTGGCACCAAGCATTTGTACATAACTATTCCACGGTGTAATTCCTAGCACATGGAGTACCATTGCGATAAGTATAAGTGTGGCCGAGATCCACTTAATATAAAAGGTACTATCTTTATCATGCATGATCAAACTTTCCTCAATGAATACTTTTCTACACACTGGCGCTCAAATGGGCACAAGTATATTTATAGCGGTTACGCTATACTCGACAAAATAAATGCCGATACCGACACTGTAATTGATATAGGCTGTGGTGCAAATCCCTTTAAAGGCAAAATCGCTAACTTAACTGGCATTGACCCCAGTGACATTGGCGCTGATGTTGTTAGTACTATTGAAGATTATAACACCGATAATAAGTACGATGTGGCACTGTGCTTAGGTTCTATTAACTTTGGCAGTGATACTATTATAGCAAATCAAATAGAAAAAGTCAACGATTTATTAAATGATAAGTCTAAAGTATTTTGGAGGTTAAATCCGGGGCAACAAGATCACAGGAACGAGGAATGTAAACAAATAAATTTCTACCCCTGGACATTTGATTTGCTGGCGGAGTTTGCAGCGTTATATGGATTTACGCAAAGTAATTGCGCACATGATCATAACGGAAATCATATGCGATTATATGCTGAATGGTCTAGAGACATACAATGAATCCTGAGCAGCAAATCTTAAATGAGCTATACAATACATTATGGTCTAACAACTCAAAAAGTTCAGCTAAACACAACATCTTCAGCAATGCCGAAATATTACCAACATTAATTAACGACAACGAACATGTAATTGATTGCGGCTGCGGTAATAATCCGTTTAAAAATAAAATAAAGAATTTAATTGCATTTGATCCGTCGAGCTCATCTAACGGTGATTATATCTCAACCATTGAAGAGTTTGAACCCAGTAGAAAGTTCGACGTGGCGCTGTGCTTGGGTTCAATTGGATTTGGCAATAGCGAACTAGTCGACTATCAAATTGCTAAAGTAGTGTCGTGGCTAAATCAATCAGCTAGGATATTCTGGAGATTTAACCCTACGCAACCATTCCATAGATACACTTATTTCAACTGGTCACCTGAATTACTTGAACAATACGCAATAAAGCACGGGTTTACTACATCAATGTCTATAATAGACCAGAACGACAATGGTCCGGCTCGCTATTTTGCGATATGGTCTAGAGAAGCCCGGCCTGTTGACGAATAATATCTAAATCTTTACTTATTTTTTTATTGTGTACTGGTTTAACAGGGAGGTTTGCTGCAGTACGCATCTCATTGAGATCGGTCTCGTGTTTCTCTCTATAAGCATGCGGGCTTAATGTTAATGTTTTTTCTAATATTTCCTTATCGTACTTCATATCTATTCCTTCTGCTGTGATGATCCAGTCAGCTAAGTCGTGTTCAGTTAACGTATTTAAATCATCTAATATCTCTTCGATTTGATCCACTAGAGCAGTCCGACGAGCTATTTCAACATACACAAGGAATCTATTCGGTTCAATTTCGCCTGGGCTGCGATCGGCATCTATAATATAATCGTAACCTTTTTCAAACCAATCTACTAAATCGCTAGCTACTTTATCATTATGCACGTAAAAACTTAACACAGAGTATTCGTCATCGTCACCAATTTTTGATACAAACGCATCAACATACAATGTAGGTTTAACTAGCCCAACACAATCTTTGAATTCCATTCCTTCTGTTATCATCCGAAAGCAGCCTCGTCATCATCCATATCCTGTAGTTCCATTTCATCGTCGATATCATCAGCATTATCATCTACTACTGCGTTTTGCTCAATATCTTCTTCGTATGATAAATCCAAATCTTCTAAATCTATATCCTGTCCTTCCATTTCAACAGAACCAGTTCTAATGTCTGTGATTAAGTCCTTTGGCATTACTATCTCTACTAGCCATATTGCTTTATCTATTAGTTTTGCCTTCTTTGTGCCGCTAATAAAATCGCTTGCTGCATCGATCTTCTTTGGCACTTTCATAGTAGTCTTTTTAAATGATACCTTGCAATCAAATGGTAATAATCGTTTAGCACCGCGTGGATCAGGCATTAATTGTGCCGGCCACATAAAAGTGCATGATACACTATATCGCGATATTTCTGGCCCTTCAACTAATTCACCCAATGACCAGTTTTGAAAGGCGTATAAGTTGATTTCGTCAAGAACTCGCTCGTAATCGAGCAACATCGACATACTACCATCTGACATATAAAGTGCTTTAATTGTATCTGCGACAGCCCAATAATCGGTATCGCCTTTAAAAAGTTCTGTATTCATAGTGTTATTTATGATGATCTACTTTTGTTATGTATATATCGCCTATGAACGAACATAGCGAATGTAACTCCTAGCGCACCACCGGTTCCTACAAATATTGCGCTAGACCATCCTTGTTGTACTACATATAAGATTAATGCGATTTCACCAAATGCTAGCGCATAACTCGTAACCGCTGCCCACCAATAATAACCGTGTACTACATTCTGACTTTGAAATGCTCTTAGTGCTACTAATATAAAAGCTGATAATATTAGTAATAAATTACTTACTAGCATCAGCGATATAATCCCATTTTAATTCGAGCATGCTAACTATATCACTATAATGTGTTTTGTAGAAAGCACTTAGTTTATTAAAATCTCTGCTTTCAGGGGTTTGATCAGGGATTCGCAATTTAACTACAATACGATCTTTATAATCTAATATAATAGAACTGTACTGTAACGCGTTATTTTTAATTTTATCAGTAACTGCGATTGCTTCTGAATATTTTCCGTCTGGCTGTTGCTTATAATTTACTACTAAATATCTGTTGTTTTTCATATTTGTACTCCTGTTATTATTCAATTGATGTTAACTCACAAAGCGTAGCACTAAGATTTATCTCTGGATCTGCTACAAAACTATGATTAACTAACCCTGTCCGTATAGCTAGTATCGCTTGATCTTGACCTTCTTCGGTATCACTCCATAATTCTAAATTATCGTAGAACCATCGGAATATTTCTTCTATTTCTTCAGGCCGTACACTAGCACATAATAACTCTCTGCCTTTTGTATATTTTCCTGCTTTAAAGTACTTCACTACTTCCATTTTAAATTCACCGGAGCTACCCTCGTCGCCTTGCGGACTTATTAATGTTCCAGCAGTGCTGTTCATTTGGCACATATTAAGACATTTGCGTAAATCTGGATATGTGGTTTTAACATAATCATCTAATGTATCCAAGTTGAACTCAATGTTCTCGGTAATTAGCACCTCGGCAATCCTAGCGGTGAATTCTGTCTGGTCGACCTTATCGATATGAAATCCTTGACAACGTGAATGCAATGCTGGAATAATACGATTTGGATAATTACATGTTAATACGAATCTTGCACTAGAAGCATAGGTCTCCATTACACCACGTAATGCTGCTTGTCCATTGGGCGTTATATAGTCAGCTTCGTCGAGTAATACTACTTTAAAGTCACCAAACGGCATTGTTTGCACAAACCCGGTGATTTTATCACGTATTGTATCAACACTGTTCTCTCTTGACGCGTTAATTTCTAGGACATCATATTCGTCAATTTCTAACTGATTAATTAATATTCTAGCTAATGTTGTTTTTCCAACGCCGGCGCCACCACTGAATAATAAGTGTGGTATTGTTTTATCATCTATCCAGCTTTGTATTTGTTTACGTTGTGCTTCGTCGCGGAAGACGTACCCATCTACTGTGTCCGGCCTGTACAATTCGGTCCATAATTCTTGCATTTATAATTCTCGCTTTCTTGTTAATTTATTTCGAATGATTTCTAGTTTTATATACAGCTCTAAATCGCCCTTGTAAGTAAGTGTATGATAAAAAGTTGGATCTAATCCCGCTACTGGCTTGTCGGGAATAAATGATACTAGTAGTTTTATTTCTTCGTTTGATAACTCATCAATTTGTGCTATATTGTCTTGTGTCATGGAAAACCTCCTGTAATGTATTATAACATACACTAAGCAGGAGGTCTATGTGTTTTGGCACTATTTAAATATCATTCATATTAGCGCCATCATTATGCAAACTACCTTGCAATCGATGTGCATCACTTTGCGGAATTAATGCTGTTGATAATGTTTCGTCGGTCATTTCTTCATCGCTTATTACTATGATATTATCATTGTCGATCATACGCACTGTGATTTCTTCACCATCTAAAATCATTGTGATCCCGCGCGTCCATCGACCGTGCTCAACTAATACCCACTCATCTACTTTAACATCTTTCTGCTCCGGACCTACGGCATATACCTTGCCCCACCGTGGCCTTATTCCTTGCGACGTAGCATTATCATTTGGTATGATGATCCCACCCCTTGTTAATCGATCACTGAATTCCATGTCTGTTACTAGAATATGGTCTAGAATTGGCTCTAGTGATTTAGCTGTATATGTTATTAATGATCCCATTTATATTCCTATTTAAATGCGTTTTACGCCGTCTACACTTCGTGCTTCTTCGCGTTGTGTTTTTAGTGGTTCTTGTTTTACTTCACGAGCTTTAGCAATCGCTCCGGCTAATCCTTGTGGCTTACTTGCTGCTTTTTCTATTACTTTTTCTAGTACTTCAACTGTTAAGTCTTCAGCTTTTTTAGGTATAGTCATTGGAATTGGATCCTTTGTTATTGCTGGAATCGGCTTGGTAGCAGGTTGTGTAGTTTCTACTGATTGCGTAGGTACGTACTTTGTTTGTGCTGGTGGACGACCTGTTACTGTAGGATTATTTTCAATTGGCTTTTTAGCTGTATTATCAACTTTTGTAATTTCGTCTAATCCTTGTACTTCTTTTTCAGCTAACTCCATGTACTTTTTAACCAATACTTTAGCAGCACGCAATGATTCCATTACTGGAGCATCTTCGACTTTCTCTGAGATTTGTCTACGCAATTGACCTTTTCCTGGGCGTCGAGTGTTTGTTGCAACTGATGTATTTTTTACGACAGCTCGTTTAGTAGCTTGCTGCATGTTGCCTACTGCTGTTACTTTTTCATTACGCAATGCTAATTCACCCATATCGAGTGATTTACCTTGTAATGTTTTAATTATATTCTTAGCCATTATTTTGTCCTCTGTTATTAACTGTATTTATTGCTATTTAAACACGTAGGAATTCTTTGTAGTCGAGATCATAAAACATACTGTCTATTTTATGCACTTTTAGTAAGTACAGCACATAACTAGCTACACTGGATCCGCGCCCAACTCCCCATATGATTTTATTTGCTGTCATTGTATCTACTAAGTACAATAAATATCGAAGTAGATTAAATAAATTTAATTCTTGAAATAATAATAACTCTGCACCCACACGTTGTAACTTTGCTTGATCGTTATTGCATAAATCTAAGATGTGACTAGCAATATCTATATTTTTATAGAATGGTGACATAAACCACTCTTTTTGCTGATTAGCGTCGAAATCCGCTATGGTTAGATTTAAATCAGTGTATTGTTTAAATGTGTCGGTATTGTATTCAGTGGATTCTAATAGAAATGGGCCGTATGCAGTTCTATTAGCAGGGTTTGACATTAACACATCAAACGCTTCTGCTTCGGTGTATATGTGCTGTGAGTATTTGTCTACGTTCATTTCTTTTTATTAAAGTCAATGATGTTATCATTATCTGTTGAAGGTTCTATAATAGGCTCGGGCGTTGTGTTAGTATCGTTATTGTCGTCGTTGTCTTCATACCATCCCATACTTAAATCATCCCAACTTTCGTTGTTATAACTAATACCAAAATCAGTTGTTGCGCTATTCCACCATTGATCACCTGTGTCCGGTAATAAATCAATGTGCTCTAGTTGTTCCTCTATGGAATATGTGTATGTAACGTTGCCTTTTTCGGAGGTTATTTCACAATCGGTTATTACTAAATATTCTTCCATTATTGCATTTAATTTAGACATCAATGCCATTTGAATCATTTGATCGTAAGGCCCGGGATGAGGTATCGGTAATACAGGTATATTAGCATTATTTAAATTTAGTATAGTGTCGGCATCTGTTTCATCAACGAATACAGAGTTTCCGACGATTTCGTGTATCGTATAATGCATACGTTCAAATGCTGTATTCTGAATATCCTCGGAATCTGAACTAGTGTACATTAATAATGATAGCTTAAAATTATTGAATACTAAACTGCCCTGAAAATGAATGCCTGCTAGAAAATTATATTCGTATTTTATCATGTTATATCTATTGCTCCGCCACCGTCGTTATCATTCTTATTAAACATTTCATGCAACTTTTCCTGCATTGCGCGATCGTATGATGCTTGTGTCATTTCAAGCTGATATATTAATGCTTGATTGTTTGTACTGTACGCAAATCGCAACCTTGAGAATATTTCATTATTCTTGGTTTGAATTTCCTCAAGTGTTAACTCGTTCTTTATTTTCGATACGTCGATTGACGGATGTTCCATATATACTCCAAAGATTAATTGGCGGAAAAGTTATAAGCGGCCAATTAAATGTCGTTTGCTTTTCGATTCTCTGATTTGCTAACATCAAATCCATCTGGATATCGTTGTGTAAGTTTATTGTGGTTTTCATCGAGAACTTCTTGTGGGTTATACCCTAGTGCTGTTACAGCCATGGTCCAGTAAAATAAAACATCACCTAATTCGCGCATCATATGAAAACGATTAGCTTCGTCTAGTGGTTTACCTTGATATAATATCTTCTTGACAATCTCTGTATATTCGCCTGCTTCAGCACCTAATCCATCTGCAGATGTCATCATCATTGGTATATTCACATTAAGTGTATTTTTTGTTAACTCGTTAAATCGTTCTAGAAATGCTTCGTTGTGTTTGCTCGGGTCTGAGATAACTGACTCTACAAACGTTTGATATTGTGTTAAATCCAATGTATACTCCTATTTAAAGTATTAGTATACACTGGATATGGTATACAGTCAAATATTTAGGCTATACCCATCCGGCTAGTGCTAATGTTTCACGTACCCATATATCAGCAACACCGTCGGTGTAATCTAAGATACAGTAATATTTGTAATTATCATCAAATCGTATCATACCTTGCTTGTCTGTTATAACACCTTTGCTATCTGCTGGCGTTCCGAACTCTGGATGAAATATAGCTTGTAATCCTGAAATCTCAGATGATGCTGTGTCTAGCTGAGTTTTGATGTTTGTGAAATTATCTCTGAATCCTTGGCTGTCGTTATCTTGGCCGGATATTGGATATGTCTCGTCTATATTTGTTGTATTAATTAATGATGTCATGTATAAGTGTCCTTAGTTGCGTGTATTTATTTCACGATATTCGTTTGTGGAAATTTAATGTATTTGTCAAATCTATCCTGGGTTTTAGTATTAGCGTTTAGTACTAATACCGTCAATGTTTCGTCATATGCTAGTGAATCATACAACGCATTGTCGTAACCTGTTCTTCCTTGCTCTAGCGGAACTAACGCACCGTCCTTGTCTACTGATATAAACGTTATTTCTGTTGTTACTGAATCTGCTGTTAAATTAGAATCTGCTGTGAAGAACGCATTGTCTACTGTAAACAAACTCAACCCTAGGTCTTCATACGAATCTGCTGTGTTAGTAGCATCAGTGTATATTATACTAGAGTCGCACGTTATTTCTGCTTTGTGCCAGCCATCTGCTCCATCACTTGTCTTTAACCCTGTCCATGGTGCTGATCTTGTACTATCGGCAGTATATACTATATCCCAGTTATGTGTGTATCTATTTTCTAATGTAAATCGATCTACAGTGAAGTCAATTTGATTTAAGTTTAAATAATCATTAGTAAGCTGATATGATAATAATTTTGATTGCCCGGGCTTTGTGTAAGCGATTACCCATGCTGGCGTGAAACCTAATATATTTCCATTTTCTTGCTTGCTTAACATCCAGCGCGGCAATAGTTTAGATTCTTGCCCAATGGTGTCTATTATATTATCTCGCATATTCTTTAAACTATTAGGATATACAAAATCATCAAGAACTGTTACACTTTTTCCACTTCCATCGTTTATAATGCCAGTGAATGTATCTACTTTAGACGATACACTTTCACTATTGGGGTTAACTAAATTGTCGATAATTTGGCTATATACTACTTCATATTGAACTAATCCATTTTCATCTAACGCCCTTGCGGTTTTTAATTCACCTAAGACTAACTGTTTATTATAATGATTTAATTTAGTAGCTAAGTAATAATCTTCTATGTTAGCCGGCGTTAACCCGTAAGCATGTGTGTATGTTAAGTTTTTAGCTGCTGCGAAGTTCTCGTCACCGAGTCTATATAGTAAATTAAAATCTATAGTAGATAACATTGATGATATCGCATCCCTGTCATGCGTATTTAATAGCGCCTTGGCATATATCGAATTAAACGGTGTGTTAAACTGCTTGTCAATTGATACGATAAATTCCTTAAATATGGATACGGTTTTATCGCTTGAGTATGCATTCGCAGTAAACGTGTATACTAAATCAAATGTTAGTGGATCCGCATTAGATAATCGTGTGCTAAATTCTGCGTCGAACGTTGTTCTTCCGCTGTCAAGATTAAACGTTTCAAAATCTACTCTACCAGCTAATATTCCCGATGATAATAATTCTACACCTGCTGGCAAATTACCAGCTACTTGTTGATACTCTAGCGGTAATGTCTCGTGCAGTGCTTCGACAAATAACGTACTTTCTTGCCCGTTTATTATTGCTCCTAGATCTGAATCTGATGACCAAAATACACTAGCTTCAATATCTCCACTAATAGTTAGATCGTACTTGTATACATTAGAAGTAATTTCAAGTCCGGAGCTATTTATAACATATACTTCTACATTGAACGTGTATGTTTCTACTCTCAAGTTAATATCAGGCAGATAGCCGGTTAACCATCCAGTATTAGTATCTAGTGTTAAATTCAGTTCAGGTAACGGAGTAAGTAATCGGTACATAACATTAAATCCAATTACATCATCACCTTCTATTTTATGTGTGTAGAAATTATCATGCCTTACGGTACCTAAGTTCCTAACATAGTTTCGTATAAACGGTTTGGGTTCTGCTTGACTTTGTACGAACATTGAGAAGTTTCTAGTATTGATATTCTTACCATCGGTTATTTCTAATGTAAACAGATAATCTTTACTAAGTGAACCTGGCAAAAACTCCCACGGAACTTCATCGTAGAAATCAAATTCATTGTCAAATGTACGTGTTAATATAGGATCACCAAATTCGTCAAATAACTGCGGTAAATCAAATCCGAAGTTAGTGTCCGGAAATGGCTCTACGAAACCCGTTAATAACCCAGTCTCGGTTAATGTTAACCCACTAGGTAATTCACCAGATAATAGTTTTATAGTAACTACATCACCAGGATCATTATCCTTGTATTCAAATTGAAAATCTACAGGGTCGCCATCTTCGTATATCCCTATACTACCAGCATTAGTAATAAACACTGGCGTATCTTGTCCAGTTATAGTTAACGTGAATGTACGGTCGTTGATTCTATTTGCTGCAGATGTGGCGCGGATTGTGAATTTAGACTTAGTGTTCTCAGCTACTTCTGTCGGAACACCTTTAACATCCGCAATGGATACTGGAATACCTTCTATAGTACCATTGCGTTGTACTTGGATGCCAGAAGGCAATGAACCGGACAATAACGAATATGATATTACTGTTGGGTCATTGATGAATTCTGGATCATAAGCATTAACTGCTATTCTATAGAATTTGCCTTCTGGCACTGTTCCTAGTGATCCAGGGGCTGTATCCCATACTGGCTGCTGAGACATACTTTATGTTACCAAGTAGTTAGTGGTGATCTTACCCATGTGTCTGTGGCTACACAAACATAAATGAATGAAGCATCCCAAGAAATTTGGCCTGTTGTGCCTGTTGCTGTGGCTGTTGCTGGTACACCTGGTGCTGGTATTGTTACGTCACCTGTAACATTGCCAGTAACATCACCTGTTACATTACCAAAACGTGTTGTTTCTACTGGATTAGTTACTGCAGCATCGGAATCTACACCTGTGTATAGTTCACCGAAGTTATCGTTGATTTTATCAAAAGCGGTACGAAGTTGATCGCCTGTGCCGTCGTTAGCGGATGAACCGATATTTATTGTTTGGATTGTCATTATACTGTTTCCTTATTTAAGTTAAACAGTATTTATCCGAATAATCTATTGTAATCTGATTTCAAATCATTTGTTATAAATCCATTTACTGCACTCTCGATGAGATCATTGTGATTATCTAATCCATCCCATAAGTGTAGTAACGCTATACCTTTTTTAGCACATAAATCTATCTTGCTTTGATGATATTCTAGCCACTCATTATATCCGCCATATATTTCTGGCCTGTGCCAATACGTGCCATTAAACTCTATAGCTAGATGAAACTCCGGTAAGTAGATATCAATCTCACGTGGTGGTATAATGTTCTTAGTATTGCGTATAATAGTTGTATCGTATAATGATTTAACGTATTCTGCTATGCTTTGCTCAGGATATGAATAATTATATGCTTGTATTTCTATGTTGGCTTTTCTTAAATAATTCCCAATCGTAGTATTGTCCACATCTAATTCAGTTGCTATTTGTTCTAGTGATTTAGTATTAGTTATATGTTCATTTAATAGCCACGATTTAGACTGTAATTTGTTAAGTACTCCATCGTTAAAATGTGCTTGTGTTAAGTGACTGCCATAACGGGTAAGATTAGTTGCTTTAGTTTGTTCTTTATTATTATAATTAGCATCGCCGTGTCGCTGTAATTTTGTTTGTTTTACTTGTGCTATGTTACTTTGTAGTTTTTGCTTTGATGTAACTTTGTACTTGTTTAGATTCGTTTGCTGTGCTTTGTTAATAAACTCAGGCAATGCTGATGGATATTCAACTCCGTACTTAGCTAAGTTAGTTGATTTAGCACTAGCTTTATGACTACTAGAATTATTACCGCATTTTGATGAGCAGTATTTGCTATAACCGTGAGCGTAATATCTAAATGATACACTACTGTGACACGAATTGCATTGCTGCAGAGCAGTAATATTATTCATTATATTATATATACGTTCTGCTAATGTAGCTGATGTATTTAAGAAACTTGTTTCTTTAAGAATTATGTTAAGTAAGTTAGATGATTTTATGTGTAATAATGTGTTGTTATTTAATCCACCTTTAGTAGTAAATAACTTTAATTGAGATAGCATTTCTTTTGCTGTCATGTGAATTACTCGGCTTTTTTAAGTTGCCATCTTTCTGCGTCAATTTGTGTCCATTCTAATAATGGATCATCGTCCCATCCCATTGCGGTGATGAGCTCCGGGGGAAATGTTATATACAAATCCCCCGACTCGGCGTCTTTTTCTACTAATGTAGAATAAGTAGTCACCTAGATAGCTTCTTTTTCTACCATGATTTCTTTGCGGCGTTCTTTGATAGCTTTACTAATTTCTTGTAATGCTTTTCTTGCTCTGGCTGCACTCGCTTTCACTTTTTTCTCAGTAAGTTTTGTATTTTCTGCGATGTATACTTCCATCTGTTCGATCAAAATTTCGTGGTTTGTCATTTAATACTCCTATGTATTGTTAATTGTCTACCTTTATTTAGCGTGATTAAACGCCGGTCTTATTTTTAGATACTCTTGCGAACATCTTAATTTCACAATGCTGATCTCTTGCTAAAGATTTCTCACATTCTGCCTTGATTCTATTGCCTTCATCAAACAACGCTATCATATCGCTAACAACTGGACTGAATCTATACAATGCTAATGTCAAGAACACCCCTATAACAGTGCCAATTAACATTGATATTGCGTTCTTTAGTTCTAATTCCATAAATTTTCCTATGTGTATAATACGAATACACCTATTGCGTTAATTACTATAAAAAATGTTGTTAACAACATCGGCCATACTAACTGTCTTCTATAATAAGCATACGATCCAAATACCGATCCTATTAAATACACAGGGTATATAATATCTAGTGGCGGATTCTTTGCTTCTGTTGCCATCCAAATAGATGCGGTTACAGTTAATACAAAACTTATAAATTCATTAAAGAATGCTATCTTATCACTATGATAACTCTGTAATACAAATAATGCTAATTTTTCTTTCAATGTAGATATTTCTGAGCTTTTGCTTCTTGCATATCTAATTCATTGTCAATAATATCAAGTTTTTCAGCATCGGATTTACCTTTGTATTTCTCTGCTAACTCATCTTCTGATAAATCAACACCTAAATGTGATTCAATAGCAGCAATCACCTCTGGATCATTGAAATAAAGAAATTCACCAGACATTTTATCACAGGAAGTTTTACTAATACCAAATAACCGCATAACATTACTAATGTCAACTTTATCCACTAATCCAGACATATACAGTTCTGATAATATACCAATAACTGTTAGTCTGATATTAGGTTCGAGCTCATCAAGCATTATGCTAATTCTTTTTCGATAAATGCTGCTACCTTGGGATCTGTTTTACCACTTGCTACAGTAGCATTAACATTTGCTGTTAATGTTGCTTTTACTTCTGCTTTAGCTTGCATTCTGCGTTTTTCGCCAATCTTTAAATCAACTACTGCTTCTTGCTCCGGGGATAATGTGCGATGTTGTTTGAGATATTCTGCTGCTGCTAATTTCGTCATACCTTGTGGTAATTCAATTAAATCAATATCTTCGCAGTCTGCTTTAATTAGGATTTTGATACGATTAGCTAGGTCGTTTGCCCATCGCATTTTCATTTCGCCATTGGCATTGATTGCTGTTCCTACTACTGTAAATGTTTTTTCTGACATAGATTCCTCCAGGGAATATTAATTAAGCCGTGATTGGCTGTTTAAATTGGTTCTTTCATTAAATTCTGTTAACGTAGATTTCCCTTCTACTATAGCAATAACTGCTTCTAAGTGGTCGCACATTTCATCCATGCTAATATCATCCGATGATTCCCAGGCATGTTCTATCGTTTGTAACGATAACAGTACTTCTGCTCTTTGTATTATACTAGGATTATCCATTTATGTCAAGCTCTTTGCGAATATTTTGCTTAGCTGCAGCACGCGCTTTGCCTTTCCATACTGCTCTAGCTGCGTTGCGTGTTTTTGATTTGTTATGTCCACGGTAATCACCGCCTTTGCTACGGATTTGCCCTGTGCTGCTTTTTAAGCCGTATACCCGGATATCCATTAAGTCTGGATGCTCGATATCTAATGCTCTTGGTAATCCGTATGCTTTCATAATAATATCAACCTAAAATATTTAACATCCACGGAGCAGAATTATAACTACTCCCACTTTGCACTTCTACTGGAATAGAAGCAATATTGCTAGACCCGTATTGTGCGGATAGCATTTGTTGTGCTGCGAAACTAGATTCTGCATTAAATTGTACTGTATGCGGAATTCTCGAATTGCCATTTTTTACATATACTTTGGCGGTGAACGTTTTCATTTTATTTCTCCTGTGTACGTTATTTATTCTGGCACTGGATAAACGACATTGTTATACTGGTCCTTTATTTCAACGTACTTAAAATTAGTACTTTCTGGATATATTTCCAGTGCTAGCGCATCTTGATTAATAACATCTTCGCATTCAAGGTATTCCTGAAAATCATCAGACTCAATTTGATCAAATACATCATCTATTGTTGGTACTTCAAAGGATATAAATAAATCACTTTGTTTATCATACTTTAGATCTGCGTATTGCGACATAACTTCGTATTTGATAAACCACATGTTTGATTGTTCTGCTGTATCCATTTAATTGTACCCACTTAAAATATATAAAATTAATAACACTGATGCGCATATAAATAATACTGTTTTCATAATTTCACCTTTGTAAACGTTCTACCTTTGCGGTTAAATATTCTTGATTTAGAAAACATAATCTTTTCGTTATTACTTTCCTTGATATAACCAACTAGTTTACTGCCATTTACTATATAAGTATGACACGGAACTCTGTATTCGGTTTCCCAATTACTTGTTGTTTCTTTTAAATAGTCCAGTTTCATCTTTAATCACCAATGTATGCTGTAAGTTGATTGTTAAGTTAATATTAATTGGTTTATCTGGTGCTTCTATTTTAACATTATGCACACATCCGGTTACAAATAATAACGTTAGTAACAATATCGTATATCTCATATCATTCTCCTAATTGCTTATATATAAGTATAGCATCATTTACCGAAATGTCAACCTTTTGCTGTTAACATCCGTATGATTTATATTCGTCTTGTAACTGCGCTTTTGACATACTCATATAAAATGTAACCCATTTTGCTAAAGTAGTACGACCTTTAAATGTATTAGCACCATTGCGAAATGAGACAGTTGATAACCACGTAGCTAAATCTAATTTATTCATATTCTTTGCCTTTTTGTTAATATGTGTATATTATATGACATATACACTAAAAGGTCAACCTTTATTTTAACTAATTTATATCTCAAATAACCCCGTTTTGTGCTCCTAGGTGTATCAATACGCTAGATATCGTATTACGCAAGCCAAATATTTCACTTTCTCTATATAAATCAATGACTTAGTGGTTTAAGTGAACTACATAAGCATCGCTATAACTCTATATAAATCAATGACTTACAAGTCCGTATAAATTTTACTCATAAAAAAGCCCCGCATTGCGCGAGGCTATTAAGTACTGCTTAGCTGTTAAGCAAATACTTTTCGTGCGCGTGAACCATTTACATCGCGTGCTGCGACTGTATATGTGCCTGCTTTTACTTTTACTACTAAACCTTCTTTACGCAATTCTGACATGCGTGCTGATAAGTTTTTAATGCCTAGCTTTGCTGCTTGCGCTTTTGTCATTGCTACGCCAGTGCCACGAAGTGTTTCGTTAAGGAACTGTTTTTGCGACGTTTGAATCTTTGTAATTTTAGCCATTTTTAATATTCTCCAATATTTTAAAGTTTTTCATTGTTAAGAACAATTCTTACAATGTAGTATATATTATACACGATTAACACATGTTGTCAACCACAAGATAATCTAAAACGATAATTTATCCCATATTATCTCAGCTTCTAGTAATTCAGTATAACGCTCAGTAGCTTTTGTGAATTCCTCACCTTGTATACGAATTACTGTGCCCTCATTGAACCTTGGCATATTATTACCATTATTAACTGGAATCCAGACGTTGAATCCTAGTGTTTTATAAAATATCATTCTCGCACTATGGCAATAATATGTTCTTCTAATAACATCAAGTTCGTATCACCGTCTACTGTAACATCCTCTCCGGCCATTTTTGCGAAGATTACTTTGTTTCCTACAGATACTGCTGTCACATCATTACCTATAGCAAGTACTTCACCTAATACAGGCTTTTCTACTTCTGTACCTGCTAATACAATACCACCTGCTGATACTGCTTCGGTTTCATCACGTTTAATTAATACTCTATCTGCCAATGGCTTAATTGCTGTTTTCATATACGCTCCGTGATAATTTCGTCAGCTAACCCATACGCTACAGCTTCTTCTGCTGTGAGAAAATTATCTCTGTTTGTATCAGCTAATACGGTATCGTAATCTTTACCGGTGCATGTCACATATACGTCATTTAATGCTTTTTTCCAACGTAATGTCTCGTTAGTGTGAATTTCCATGTCAGATGCCTGACCATTGAAATTAGATAAAACCTGATGGATCATATGGGTACTATGTTTAAGCATCATTCTTTTTCCTTTAGTACCGCTTGTTGCTAACAGTGAGCCCATACTACAAGCTTGGCCTGCTACAATGGTTCTAACATCACATTTAATGAAATTCATTGTATCAATTACTGCCATTCCTGCTGTTACCTCACCGCCGGGGGAATTAATATAAAATAGAATTTCAGCGTCTGGATCTTCACTTTCTAAGAATAGCATCTGTGCTACTAATATATTACAACTTTCGGTTGTTACGCCACCTGTTAACATAACAATGCGATCTTTTAATAATCTGCTAAAAATATCATAGCTACGTTCACCGTTAGGTGTTTTTTCTATTACCATTGGTATTAAGTTACTCATACTATCTCCTATAAATTAATCAAACAATGAGTTTGATGGTTGTTTCATTTCTATTTCTACTTGCAATAATCTATTATTAGATATATCACAATAATCTTTATTCATTTCGATACCGATATAATCGCATCCTTCTCTTAATGCGCCTAAACCAGTTGATCCGCTTCCGTTAAATGGATCTAGTACTACTCCGTTATCTGGTGCTACTAACGATACTAAGTACCGCATTAAGTCAACTGGTTTAGGCGTTGGATGATTATTTCCTTCTCCACGTTCTGCTGTGCTTACTCTTGGCGCATAGAAATATTTTTGATGATCTGTGTTATCGAATAATCCTATCACATTGCTCGGATAACGACCATCTGGATTAGCATCTACAGTACCGTCATCGTGCGTGTTTCCTTTAGTATTACCGTCTTCGCCAAAGTGTCTGCGTTGATGCCCACCTTTAACCCAGCCCTTTGGTGGTTTTCCTTCCCATGGTATTCTAGTGGTGGTTGTGTTAATGTAGCCAACACCGTATTTTTTGAAGTTTGCTTTTATAGATCCTTCTATTGGCTTTTGTGCTAACGTAATAGGTTCGTAACAGGGTTTGAGATTATTACCACTTGGCATTTTAGTTGTTATTATCCATTGTAATTGATCAGCTATAACGAATCCAGCATCTTCTATTTCGATAGTAGCTCTATGATAAGTACGCGGGGCTGAGAAGGCTAATACAAATGCACCCGGTTTTAGGACTCTTAGTACTTCTTCCCAGAATTCTTTTTTTGGAACATCGTAGTCCCATTGTTTACCTAGCAGTTTAAGTCCATACGGCGGATCGGAAACACAACAATCGATTGAATTATCATCCATTGATTGTAGTGCTAATTTACTTTCACTATTTATAATCTTATACATTAGAATTAGTATAGCATAAATAGTACAAAGAAGCAAGACTTCAATATACCAAAAAGGACAACCATGAGATTTACAGAAATTATCACAGAAGGGAGAGGCATAGCAGCACGCGAAATTGGCACTCAGTTTCAAGACGGAAATGGTGATACTATTACGTTACAGCAAATTATATACCTGCCATCTGATCCAGGGCAATATCCTGAGAACGAAGTATTAATGAATGCTATTCAAGAATTTGCTGATCAATTCGAAGGTGATACTTACATGACTGGGAATCCCACTGCTGGTTCAAAAGCTGCAATGATTACTGTATGGAAACATGCAGGTGGGGATTTAGAAGCATACGGTAAGTATGCTTCTAAAATCAATCCAGGCCTTTTAGGCGTTAACTGGACCAATGCTGACTTTAATCGAGCTGTCGGTTACGGGCCACAGGATAAGAAGTCAATCACCCAGACACTAGATGTTAAACCCGGTGATGTGTTAGGTGGTAAACAAATAGCCATAAACAGAGTACCAGCAGCACTAACTAGCGGGTTAGAATCACGCGATGTTGACGCGACTTTAAAAACAGAAATGGCAACGCTAGTGCAACAAGCCGGCAACGGTGACACTGCATTAGTCCCGGGTGCTAACGAAAATGCTAATTTACACGAGGTATACACTGGCGAATATGCTGCTCCGTACGCATTAGCTAAAAATTCCTCATTGTTAATCGGTGATATGCAAGCTGTAGAAGATCAATTACTTAAACCGCAAGGGCTGTCGTGGAAAAGCTTCACTAAGGTAATCTGGCCAACAAGCATCGCTGAAAAATTAGTAGACAGTTATTTAATCGCAGGGGACTATAAATTAGGAGTTAGCAGCAAAGCACAAACAGGTGGTGGAGCTGCTGCGTCAGTTGATGGCATAATGGGTATTATTTCAAGAAAGAAAGACCAAATGGATCCAAAATTCCTTAAAAAGAATGCTAAATTTATTAAAGCTCTCGAAGTTATTATGTCGAAGAATAGCTCGGATGGCCCGCTTACATTAGCAGTGACATGGAATTTCATTACTGCTGATATTGCTAACGAAATTAAAGAACGTTCTAAGTCCTTTGACAACAATGTTGGCACGCTAAGCAAACCAGCACAGAAACTTTTAAAGCATGGTGCAAAATCGCCAGTGTCGGGCAAAGTGTATTCGCCGAATTTATCTCATGCTAATTATAACATCGGGTTTCATATGATGTCGATAGTCTCAAGATTAGTTGGAGCAAAACTTAATTCAATGGATGCCACTGGATTCTTTAAGGGTGTGCTAAATTATGCTGATTTAGTACAAGTATATACTAAAGTTAAGAAAGGTGGTGATGCAGCTGCGTTTAGTGCGTTTAAAGTAGTTTACCCGCCAACATTTGCTGGCACTATACAAGTTGATCCTGAAACTAATTATTATGCATCTGCTAAGCCCAAGGGCCGCATAACTTTTAAACTACGCAAATAACAATCACTAAAAAGCCCTATTTCAAGTATAGGGCTTAATGATTTGCGTCTATGTTTCTCTGCTATGGTTTGCTAGGCTTTTCACCTAGGTGCTTAAATTTCTTTTTCTAACGATCTTAATGACCCAGCAATAAACTCATCTAAATTAACTTCGCTGTATTCAGCCTCGGTGTAAGAATCATAATAATCATTTAACACCGAGACTAACAATGCTTTTTTAAGCTGATTTACTGACCACGTGTTGACTATTTTCTCGAATGTTGAATCTATTGCTTTACTTAACATTATAATGCCTTCTCTGCTGTAAATAATTTAAAGTTGATGCCGCCCTTTGTGCCACCGCCCATACTAAATGCTTTATTGATTGCATCTTTTAAAGATACAGCACGCAATTTAACTCTGAACTCGTTGTTGTAATACACTTTATATTTAAACATTTTACATTTTCTCCGCTGTGAACTGATTTAAAGAACTTGCCGGCGTTCCTATCATATTAAATGCCGATGTTATTGCCGAGCTTTTACTAATAGCACTAAATGTCGCTACTAACTTTCCTGCACAATATACTCTGTATATGTTTAACATAATTAAGCACTCCAGAAGCTTTCGCTTGACGGTGATAAGTAAGATGGTATATTTATAGATTCTTTAAACTTCTCGCCTGTCATTAAATTAGTTACTTCTACTTGCTGTTCGATATTAGCTCGGTATACTTCTTCTGCTGCTACTTCCCAGTCAATTGCTGGATGTAGCTTGCCGCTGTTTAATGCTTTAGTTAACGCACCTTTTGCTGCTGCTCCGGTTTTGTAAGATTTGTATTTATATGCTAACTCGGATGTATCTCTGTTGTAAATAACGTACATAATTACTCTACCTGTTTTGTTAATATGTGTATATTATATGACATATACACCGAAAGGTCGACCTTTATTTACTATTATTTGGAGTTATTTAGAGTTATTTTGCGAATGTATATAAATCAATGACTTACTTAAGGAGGGATATTACTGCTTTTAATGTATCTTGTGTTAAATTTTGGAGATCATTAAAGCAATCTGCTAACGTATTCTCGTAGTTTACTAGTACAAATTGTACCTCACTATTTTCCTCTATAATAGATTTTATATTAGTGTGATAACCTTCGCATAGCATTTCTGCTAATGGATCGTTGTACCGACAATTAGCAAGATCAAATCCCAACATCAAGATAATATCCACTGTTGGAGCTGCTAGATTTAATGCGATGATATCATCTTTGTTGCTTACAGCACTATCGCTAAATTCGCCGCTGTATAATCTAACATTACTAGGGCGATTTAATTTAATAAATGATTCTTGCGGTAAGTATAAATTTGAAACAATCTGAAAACCGCGTTTAACTAATCTAGCAGCGGTGACATGATCATCGCATACTGTATTATCTGTTTTGTATTCCTGCCAGGCTGTCCATGGAGACCACGATGGTCCGATTTCTGTTAGCGTATCAAGTGATATTGCATCACTAGCTATATTTTCTGATAATACCCAACTTACATTCATGCATATATTTATTCTCTTACTAAATCTAATGTAACACAATGAAAGCCACCGCCTAATGTTCTGCTGTGACGTAATTCAAGTGGTATTACAGTGAAACCATGTATCTTTAATTCGTGTATGATGGCTGGTTGGTTTTTATCACATATTACTATATTATTACCTATTGCTAACATGTTTATTGCTATCCATTTACTAGCATAAGGATATTCGTGAAAATCTTGCGGAATAATCATATCGTCTGTGATGTAGATCTTATTCCAGGATTTAAGAAAATCGGGCAGGTTATCATCATTTACTCTACTAGCATTAAGCACTACTGTATCTTTGCTAATAGGAACTATCGTGCTATCAATGTGAGATGATGCATAGCAATCTGTGGTATGGACCGTGTACTTGTCCCCTAGTACTGTTTGTAACCATTTAGCACCGGCTTCGTTACCGCTGTCACTTATTAAGTATAATAAATCGTTTCCAAAACGACATACATTAGCTGCGTCGAATATTGGTTCGTTATTAGTTAGGTTAAAGATACCATCTAGCACATTCTCGTTATAATGTAATCGTGGTCGTGGGGCTGAGATCCACTTACCGCTTGCTGCTATAACTTTGCGCTTAATGGTACTAAACGCATTAGCTTCGTTGCTCCTACTTAAAGTAGACATAGGCGTTTCTATTACTAAGTCATCTACTACTAATAAGCTATCGCGCGGGCAGTAGCCGTATTGTCCATCGATGCTAGCATAATCTATATCGTCGGGTCGGTGTACATCTACTCCAAGTACTGCTAATGTATCTGCTAACTTCTGCAAATCTTCGTTAGTCTCATCTATAATGCGTTGTATTACAGGACCGCTCGGCGGTGGAGTTTCTAGCCAACCTGCTTGCGACATACTTAGCGTAAATAGTTTATCATTGACAGGAAAATGTGCGTTAGTTGCGGTTCCGATTATTATAGATCGTAATGTGCTGTATTCGTTATTACTTTTAATCATCCTTGACGAATCCTGTTAGTTGTAATGTGTATCTATCGTTAATCCCTATGTTTGCTGCTAAGTGAGGCACGTCTTCTTCCCACCATACATAATCGCCTTTGCGCCAGGTGCTTAGTTGGCTATTGCCTAATGTTAGCACGTGGCCAGGTTTCCAATCTTCTAAGAAGACGATGGCTCTGCGTACGTTATAATCTTTATAATGCGTATTTAATTGTTTAAATCTACTGTAAGTGTCGATATGCTCTGGCAAAATAGTGCCAGTTTTCATTTTATAAAATGACCAACTTAACTGTTTCCAATTAAAAATGTTGTTATATAACGTCATATCAAACCACTTTGGCCACGGGTTACGCATATCATACATATCACCAGTGAACTGATTAGTGTAACCGTTATTATCCCACTCACTTATAGCCATAGTGTTATTAAATGGTTCGTTAACATAGTTTAGTAATCTATGTTCGTTATTCGTCCAGACTAGTGGTGTGTATCCTTTGCCCTTAACCACGGGTGTCACCGTAATGAACAACATTATAAGTAGTCATATTCTTATTAGTACGTCTCCACGGATCAATTAAAGTACTGCCTTCTAAAATATCAAAATAAAATGGAGTAGTATCAGTAGAACCGGTATAAGCATACGTTACTTCTTTGCTATGTGCTAATAACACCACTGCTTTCATTGGTGCCAATGTCGGAGTGTCTTCTGTTAGTGGGTCAGCGTATAATACCTTGTGACCCAGCGCATTGATATAATGCCCAACTAACGTACTGTATGATCCTATTGTAAATTCAACATCTGGCTTATATGCTTTACCATGAATTACTATAGGCAAGTCTGCTTTAACTGCTTCTTTAACAATAAAGACTGCCATGTTTTCAGCTTGCACTTCCCGTGCTTTCATGATGGTATCAAACATATCATAACCGACTTTGTATTCTTCTGCTAACCATCTCAGTGCGATGTTATCTCGTGGGTGACAGGCGCCTGAGTCCCCCATGCCTGGTACCATGTACTGTGGCGATTGTAATCGCATCGTACTACGTGCTAATGCCCCGGCTACTACTTCACTGTTCATGTGACCTATTTTCATAGCGAAATCTTGTATCATATTAACAATGCCAATTTTCGCCGATATGTATGTGTTGTAAAAAATCTTGATACCTTCTGCTTCTTCCCAGGTGCCCACTTCAGCGCGAGGACTGTTTTCCATGAACGCATCGTATATACTAATTAATTCGGTTACACGTTGATCATCGGCATTCTCGGATCCTATGATTAACATCTCCGGGTTTACCATATCCCATTTAACTGTGCCCATTGCTATTAAGTATGGATTATAAATTAAATTGTGATTTGTTAATAATGGCTGAAATTGCCTGCGCGTAGTGCCTGGGAGTACTGTGCTAATTAATACAATATTTTTCTCTGATGTAGCTAATGTATTAATTTCCTCGAGAATTGATTTTACTGTATCATAATTAAAATCTTTCGGTGCTAAGTGGCACGATGGTACTCCGCCGCCATATTCTTCGTCGTGTGGCGTTGGTGCTGCGATAAATATCCAGTCACTTTTTTCAACGACCCCTGCTAATGTGTCTAGCACTTGTACCGTGTCAGATGTCCTTGGTGAGACATCATATCCGTATGTTGTGTAGTGATCGGCAAATACTTCTGCCGCGTCTAATCCTAATTTTCCCAAACCCACAAATCCCACTTTTATATCTTTATTCATGATTTCCTCAATTAATTTTTCATTCTATGTTATCTACTGTAAATACTAGTATGTTCAGTGTTGACAATTTCTATAACTATTTAAACGATTATTGTTTTACTAGTATAAAAGATATAAAACTAAAAACATTTTTCCCGCACGGCAGTAGAAGTATACATTCTATACAAACACTATCCCCTGCTAACGGGGATAAATTAACAGGATCGTCCCTTGTACATGATCAAGAACCGATTAGTATAGAATACTTAATGAATTGGCGGGAAAGCAGTACACTAACATCTGGCTACTCGGATCCGGCTGTCCTGGTACTCTTTAAGAATTTATCCCCTACTGATTTTATTTTTCGACACTTTTCTGCTGTGCGTACTCCTCTGTTATTCCATAGTGAACGAAATAGTACAGAGGTGCAATTATTTGAAGATAATTACTTCCACGCTGTACACTATTTTTATCACGGACTTATTGCACGTGATTGGTTCCGGCACTATAAACATTATAGCACAGCTAGAGGGGCGAATGCAAAGCGTTTGGGTATGTATTGTCGAGACGCAACCGGTAGTAGGGAATATAGACTAGATTTACTTAAACAATTAATCCCGTACAAGGATGATCTTTATTATAAACTACAGGATCCTATTATTAAATTAGATCTTGAGAATTTTGATGATACTATTACGCAAGCATACGAATTAAGTGACACTGAATATAATAGTGATAGCTCGGCTACTATCGTCACCGGGGATTGTAAATTATTTGATATACAGATTGTCCCCGAGACATTGTTTCGCACTACTAAAACGCATTTAACAGAAAAAGTGTTTAAACCTATTGTGATGAAACAACCTTTTATTATTGCTGGCTGCCCTAATACACTAGCTTATTTAAAATCATACGGATTCCGCACCTTCGACGGATTATGGGACGAATCGTACGATAGCATAATAGACGGTGATGAACGTATGGCAGCTATTATTAACGTAGTAGAACGTTTAACTAAATTAGACGATGCGTCATACGAACGCATTATAGATCGTGCTAAGAGTATTGTAGAACATAATCATAAATTATTTTTTAGTGAGGCGTTTGAAGCGCAAATGCTAAATGAATTACATACTAATCTAGATACTGCTATAAAGAAACGTGATGATGATTTTGTTAATATGCCCGGGGGTACTTGGTTTATGTACTTGGATAAATTACACCAAGATGGTCACGATATTACTGATTTTAATAGAAAACGTATAGCTCAAATAATCGGTTATTTAACAGAACATAACCCAGATGTTGCTGCTGCTATTTTAGAGAAGTACGATCATCTTCTGTAGCCAGTGATGTTTTGCCAATTGCTTTTAAAAACATAGCATAAGTTTTTACGCCTGCCATTAAGAATGTTTTACGTGATGATGTTATACCTAGTCCAGTTAATTCAGCTTCAAATTCTCTATTAGCTTTAATCCAATCTTTTTCAGTAATTAATATATAATCGTGTATTATTGCTGCTCCAAAATATCTACCAGTGGGGCTAAAGAAATTACGTGCTAATCGTGGTATACTAGCGCCGTCGGTTATAAAGCCTTCTGGTACTGTAATACTTCCATTAATTGATGTGTAATCTTGTAATAGCTCCCATTTGGCACGCTGCGACCATGTTGCTGCGGGCATGAATTTTACTATAATTTCACTGGCCATAATAATTCGGCTGTTGATACACTGGCATTCTTTGAATGTACTGTTGTCTATAGCTATTATACTGAGGTTGTTGATATACAGGCTGTTGTATTCGTTGTACCGGTTGTGCTTGTTGTGCTGATAATGTACGAGCTAAATCTTCCAATAATTTATTAGTAGTGTTTTGTGTATCCTTAATATCAAGTACTTGACTTTTTAGTATTCTACTGTCAGCCTTTAACTCACTCACATTATCTTTGATTTTGTTAAACTCACCTAACTTACTAGCAGCTAATTCTTTGTGTGTTGATAAATCTTTGTTTATCGCTTCTTTATTAATAATAACTGTTTTACTAGTAGTACGAATTTCACGCTCAACGTCAAATGCCCATACTGCAGTATTATATAAAGCAGTGCCGGTTACTCCGAGTATTAATGTTATCATTGGCCAGTAACGTAACATATTATCCATTACTCGCTTATTAGCAGCAATGTTATCTAATATCTCTTCGTCTTTTTTATCTAGTCCCATACTATTATTTACCTAAGGTGATACCGTGCGTTCTCTGTATATCTCCATGATAACCGATACGTCCCACGGCGTATTAGATTCATTATGAACTTCTATCCTAATGAAATATCCGTTAGCTACTAACAATTCTGCTGTTTCTTCCGATGACATTGTAAAGTATGTGGCGCTTGATCCATTTAATGGTATTTTGTTAAAGTATTGATTTACTTTACGCTCAATGTCTGAAATCTTATATGCTCCGGAGCCTGTGAAATTTGGCGTTAGATTTGTTCCATCGAAATCCCAATCACCATCTTTGCTATACGGTCTTGGCACTAATACCGGGTTTGCTGCGAAACCGTGTGTGCCTGTTCCTGGGCCGCCTGCTGAATATGTTATCCAATTATTAGCAAGTACTAAATCTAAATTAGCAGCTTGCTGCAGTTGTGTTGCTTTACCCATTACCATAGCGGTTAAATAATCTGGGATGCCACCATTTTCAAACTTTAAGTAAGCTTCGTGAATCCATACTCTACCGTGACGCGGATCAAATTCGACATCTTTATATAGAACGTGCTTGCCTTCGGGTTTGTATGTCATATTAAACATAAGTAGTTCGCCGCATCCTATACTATCTTCTGCTGCTACTGCTGTCATATCATCACCGGATCCTGTCCATACAGCAAATGTACTGGTGCCAGCTGGTTCTGGCTTAGTACTAGAATGTACTGCTAACTTGCCTTCAATTGATGTGGAAAATGGTAACGTATCACCTAATATCCATTGCCATCCTTTTACTGGATCTTTAATGTCATCCATCATATCAGAACCAGAACATACAATCAAATCACCTGAGCCAATTAACGCAAATACGTCTGAATCGTTGGGCCAGTTAGTAATATCACTTGGCGATAACATATAATACTCACCTGCTGATATCGAATGACCGGCTACTGTCATTCCGGTCATTGTCGCATTTCTTACTTTTACTATTCTACTCATTATTTCACCTTTTGTGCGTTTGTGTACGCTATATAATCTGTCTCTGGCACTATTACGTTAATAGTAGTATTACCTAATGATCGTGCTGCTTCTAATCTGTGATTTCCATCTAACGCATAACATTTATTATGCCAATACATTGATGTCGATCCATCGTTTGATAACTTTCCGCAAGTTACCCACGGGCAGCCTAGATCAATATCTTGCGATAATAAATTCATGTACTCATTAACTCTAGTAGCGTCTACTTCTTGTGGCCTGCATATATTTATATCCACTTCAACTGTTATAAACTTTTCATCTTCGTATAAGAAATTATACGGAAATTCATATTCTACTAACGTTCCTAAATGTTTGCCTGTGGCCCATTGGAATCTATGCTTAGCATAAGCTTCCGCATAATTCATTAACTTGATCCACCACCTGTTGTTGTTTTATAATCGCCTTTCCAGTTCTCGCCACCTGATTGCGTATTGTTTGTTATTGCCGCAAAGTATAACATCACTGTCACATATTGTGGATCACTTCCTGGTTGATCTGCTGCGTATACAGCTAGCTTGCTGCCAGCATCGAATATAATATCTGTTGTAAAGTCTGACTTGTGAGCAGTACGTTGATTTGTTATTACCCAATTTAAATCCAATGTTTTTGGACTACTGCCGCCACCTTCTGGTGTTGAATATAATCTTATTTCTGTACTAACATCATTGCGCTTATTACTAAACGTTATTGCTACTAACTTCGACTTCAGTGGCATAACAGCCATAGTCTTGTTTGAGTACTTGCTATCCCCGTATAGTTCTAACCATTCATTTCTAGCAGTACCAGCTTCATTGAATGAAATCTGATGAGCATAACCAATTAATCCAGTATTGCCACTTATGCCTGGTATACCTTGTGGCCCTGTAGCTCCTTGCGCTCCTGTGGCTCCTTGAATACCTTGTGCACCTGGCGTTCCTGCTTGACCAGTTAAACCAGTATCGCCTACATCACCTTGGATGCCTTGCGGACCTGTGCTGCCTGTGGTACCCTGCGGACCGACGTCGCCTTGTATTCCTTGCGGACCGGTGTTACCTGGCAATCCTTGTGTTCCCGAATCACCTGTTAAGCCAATGTCTCCTTTTACACCTTGTGGCCCTGTATTACCTGTGGTACCTTGTGAACCTGTATTACCTTGTGGCCCTTGTATGCCGGCAGCACCTGCTACTGACATATCTGTGATATACTGCCATGTCGCATTTTTATATAAATATAATCTTCCATAGTCCGGGTCAGTATCTAGCAATGTGCCTGCTACTAGCGCAAACGCTCCTTCTGACACTGTACCTGCTAATAATTCCGCATCGCTGTTAAATATAGTTTCTATATTAAAACTCTGTCCGGCTGGACCGATGTCACCTGTTAATCCAGTATCGCCTATGATCCCTTGGATACCTTGTGGCCCTGTATCTCCTATTGGACCTATCGGCCCTTGTATGCCAGTTGATCCGGTATTGCCTGTTAATCCAGTGTTGCCCGTTAAACCGATTGGCCCTTGTATGCCTTGGGCTCCTTGCGGGCCTGTTTGGCCTGTTTGTCCTGTGTCACCTGTTAATCCAGTATCGCCTGTTAGTCCTGTGGTTCCTTGCGCGCCTGTGCTGCCGGCTGGACCGACTAATCCTTGTATGCCTTGCGCTCCTATTATAGAGGTTAACCATTCTTGTAACGTTCCGACGAATCCATTGCTTAACGCTGATTGGTAAGCACTTACTCCGGTATTCCCTGTTAAGCCAGTTGCTCCGGTTAAACCAGTGGCTCCTGTTGCGCCTGTTGGGCCAGTAATACCACGTGGTCCTGTTGGTCCAGTATCTCCTGTGATACCAGCTGGTCCGGTGACCCCCTCGGCTCCTTTAACGGACATATCTGTTATATACTGCCAGTTGGTGCCATCGAAGTAATATAATCTACCGTAGTCAGTATTGTCCACTGAGAGATTACCTGCTACTAATCCGAATTTATTTGTTGTTATTGTTGCTGCTAGTAATTCAGCTACACTATTAAATATAGTATCAATCTCGAAACTGTTGCCTGTTAGGCCAGTTGTACCTTGCATGCCCTGAGGCCCAGTGTCACCTTGGATGCCTTGAATGCCTTGAATGCCTGTTAAGCCGATGTCCCCTTGTATGCCTTGTATGCCCTGCGGTCCAGTTAATCCCTGTGATCCTGTGGCTCCTTGTGGGCCTGCTAATCCAGTGTCTCCTGTAATGCCCTGAATACCTTGAGGTCCAGTTAATCCTTGTGATCCTGTTAAACCAGTTAATCCTGTTGTCCCGGTTGTACCTTGGATGCCTTGCGTTCCTTGTGCTCCTTGCGGCCCTTCTGGACCTTGAATACTGGCGCCAATTGGGCCAATTAATGAATCAATAAATTGTTGCTCAGTACCGACGTTTCCTACTAATTGCCAAGATTGATACGCACTACCTAATCCAGTTGGACCATTTAATCCAAATACAGTGACAGAATGCTCTACATCAATTCTAGTGTCTGCTGCTGCGCCGTTGTCACCTTGGCCTGTTATTAATCTAAATCCTGCTGACGTTTGATTTGATATATGAATGTTTGTGTCGGTTGTTGTATTGTACGTCTGACCGGATAATGTATAGTTCACACTGCCGAAATCTTGTAAGAACGTATAATCGTATATACCAGCACTAACTCTTATCACTGTTAAACCATTGGATGATATTGCTGTTCCAATTCCATTGGTTTTAGCTACTGCGTATATACCAAATGCTGTAATATTATTAACTATATTAGTGATTTCTGCTTTATCATATATTATTGTTTCGACAGGGAGATCGTTTATGTCACCTACCCAGGCATTTTTATAAGTTAATTTCTCGTTACCACCTACGCCAGTGTCACCTGCTAGTGGTATTATACAATCCACTGCATCAACCCAGGCGTCTAATATATCTTCTAGTGCTGTTTCTTCAGCAAATGTTAATGCTATATCAAACCAACAATCACTTGTAGTTGGGCTAGCCACTGGATCATGCACAATCTGTATTAACGTTGGACTAATGTTAGGTGATGAATTTACTCTGTCAAAAACTACAGAGTAGCATGTTGATGTGAAGATTTTTGTATATTTTATTGCCATTGTAATCCTTAAGGGTTCGGTGCCGATTCTACATTGAGTCGACAGCCGTTTGCTACTGTGGTTATTGCGCCGGTACCGCTGCCTACTACTGTAATTATGTCATTAGCTACTACGTTAATTAAAACTGAGCCAGACATGGAATTCTCACCCTTGGCTGCGTTTCTGTGATAACCGTGCGATACACTGCCAGGTAATTCTACTGCATTTAATTCTATTGCCGACCGTGATGATGTTCTGGCATTGCTGCCATCGTCGTATGTTATATCATATTGTATTTTATACCAGCCACTATTAGCAAATGATAATTCTGTGCCGCCTGCTACATTAGTTAACGTGTACTCGATGTCATTGCGTATAATTGTATTAAATCCAATTACTGTGCTAGCTGTAAATGTTTGTGCTACTGTGCTATTGTGTGCTGATACATAAGTTGTGTCGCTGGCCGCTGTCACTGTTATAGTCGCTTCGCCTGTACCGGTATCTACTGCTGTAACATTAGTGCCTACGAAATTTAAAGTAGTATGCGGAGTATTAGCTAATGCTATACCTTCATCCTTGACTGCTATATTACTTGCTTCTGCTTGCCAGCCGTTTAAGGTATTATATGTTAAAACATCACCTTGGGCTGGAATCATACTACTAAGAACATCTGTTAATTCTGTAATAGCATGTGTGTGGAGATCCACGTAATTTTTAGTAGCAGCACCTTGTGCTGTTACTGGGTCGGCAATATTGACAATGCGATTTAATAACGCGTCAAGATCTGCTCCAAGCTCTGGAGATAAATCTTCGACTACGTTTAGTAAACCCTGTGGTGTTGACGCACCTATTAAAGTCCAGTCAACATCCGCTGGTCCAAACTTAAAGTACGCTGAGCCACTTGTTCCGGCATCTTGCTTTAAGTACATAGAACCTTGCGGCGCATTATACCCTGTAGTAATACTAGGGTCTGCTGTTCCTGATCCGATTAAAACTTTATCATCTAGTGATAAAATCTCAACACGGAATCCATTGTCGATATTTGCCATTTATATTACCTTAAAATGCCGATACTGCTACACGCTTAACAACATAATCAAACGCATTAGTAGCGTTAATTAATAGTCGCATGTCTGGACCGTTAATGTCAACAGTAACAGAAAAACCTGCTATGTTAGCACCTAACTTCAATACAGCATAACGTGTGTGATCTACATTAGTGCCATCTGTTAAAGCATGAACTTCTAACGCACGTCTATTAGCTGGCACACCAGTCTGGCGTACTTGGATAATCCACTTAGCTTCAGTTGCATCTACTAATGCTATAGTATCAACTACTGCTGGACCTGATACATTAGTACCAGTTGTTACCAAACTAGCTTGAGTGAACGCGCCAATTGCTGTATCTAATGCGTCAATACTTGCTGTTACTGTTTGACCATCTGTTACTACATTGTCACCAGTGTATAGCTGCGAACCGATTGCTGTATCTAATGCGTCTATAGATGTTGTTACGTCCTGCCCATCAATTACTACATTATCATTTGTATACGTTTTGTTACCAATAGAATTATCTAATTCGCCAATTGCAGTTTCTAGTGTGCCACCTTGTGTTACAACACCAATAGATGAATAAGTTGGTGTTTCTGCGCCTGGCCCAGTTTTGCCAACAAACGAACGCAAGAAGCCAAGTTCTGCTGATCCTGCTGCTGATCCAAATTGTACCCAGTTTGTGCCATCATATACCCATTGTTCTTCGGCATTTGTACCTTGCTGTACTAATACAGCATCACCATCTGTTTCTGCGTTAGCATCTTCTGTCCAGGTTGTACCGTCCCATATAAAGACGTTCGCATCTGTTGCTGTTGTTACATTGCCGAATAATACTCGATCATTTACTGCCAATGTTACACCATCAATAACACCGGTTACTGGGAAAGCTGATACGTCAGCGTATAATGTGCCATCGCGAGCTACTACTGGTTCTCTCCAGGATAGGCCGCTAGCTATAGCATCGACATAGTCTTTATCAGCTGATTGTTTCCAATCCGCAGAACTATTGTTTACTGTAGAATGTTTCCAGTATACTTGTAAGCCGTCTGTTTCTAGATTGGTCCTAAGAAAGAACGATCCAATTGGTGCTGCGTCTTGTATATCGCCGTCGCCGCCTGGTAAGCCGTCGCCAACTAAAATGCTTGCTGCACTACCGGTTAGATCATTTTCAATCTCTAATCCATGCTGTACTCTAAATAAATCTAATGCCATGTCAAAAGTCTCCTATATATAGCTTTTGTTTTATACGTTTAACGTTGGAATTCTGGTTACACTAACCGTAATATCATTCACGTCGTTATTCGTTATAGTTAATTCGATATTCGGGGTGGAAAATATCACTTCCGGACGATACTTGATCTTGTCGCCAAGCTTACTGTACTGCATGTGACTTACACTATTATTACTAACATTGTAAGACCCTAGCACTTCGGAACTAGCAAATCGTCCAGTTGCTGTGTCTACTACCGAAATTATAAATTTTATACTCAGATTATTAGTTGGCAATATAGTCATTAACGTTGCTGTATCACCTGGTACTATTGTTATTGCTGCCGAGTCATGTGTTGTTGCTGATGTCGCCGTTAATTGAATATAATTAGTACCATCCCATCTATATAATACATTCGTAGCGTCGGATCCGTATATAACATCAGCTTCGCCAATAGATGGAAAATCAGTTAATACAGGATAGAATACAACGCCTGCGCTAGCTCCTTCTATACATGCAGGGCGACCGCCCGGTGTTCCGTCGGAAATACGCAAGCATGCTGTTTCTATGTCATAGAAAAGATAAGATTCTTCGCCAATATAGTTAGATGAATCTTGTTTAACTAAGGCCGCTTTAATTTTGCGTATATATGCCATCTACTTTATTCTGCGTCGTAGTTGTCGCTGCGAAAATGCGTTAATGCTGCTTCTTTTCGTGGGTTAATTTCTTGCTCTGTTTCGTATGATTGTTCTTGTCCTATCCCTGCCATTTTGCGCATCATTGCTAACTCATCATTGTCTGTGCTAGTAGCAAAGGCATCTACATTGTTTTCTACATCGGTTGCCTTCTTTAATAATTCGTGTTTTTGCTGTAGTGGTGGCACCATTGTATCGCCAACCGACACTTCTGTTGGTACCTCTGACATTGGATCTGCTATATTATGTGCTGTAGTTGTAGCTGCTTGCTTAGCATTAGAAGCAGCGTTAACCATTTGTGCTACTTGCCCTGCTTGTAGCTCCTGCGCATCTTGCACTGCTGCTGCTATTTCTACTTGTTTTGTCGCTTCGGCAGCTTGAACTTGTTTTGCTGCGGTAGTTTCTTGCTGATCAACTACATCTGCGATTTGTCTTAAAATTTCACTAACTTGCATAGTATATTCCTGTTTGTTAATTGTTTGTTGTATTTATGAGTACAACTCCTGAAGTTATTTCATTCGGTGCTGTAGATTGTAATAAATATTTAAAACGGAAACATAATAACAATGAATACAACATTTGACGTAATATCAGATTTATACTTAGAAAACTTGGATGACTTTACATGGGAAGGGAAACGAACTTCTATTTTCTGTATAGTAGCAGGAAATATATCGCAGCATAGAGATATCTTATTCGAATTTTTAGACGAAATATCCTCATACTATAACGCTGTTTTTTTCATAGACGGGCAACTAGAACATCAATCATTTTCGGATGATTTTGCCGCGTCTTATCAGAATCTCGAAGATGGCATAGAATATATTGATCGTGTAGTGTTTTTACATGAAAATATAGTTGTGCTAGATAATGCTACTATAGTAGCAACTAACGGATGGACTAACTTTAATTTTTGTAACAAAAATCACGACATAGGCGATACTATAGAATTCCTGGATCTGCGCGGGCTTAAAACAATAGAAGAATCCACCGAAGTACTAGGCATGAGTTTAATTGATTCTGATTATATGTATCAAAGTATAGCAACATGCCAATCTATGAATGATTGTAATAATATCATAGTAGTAACAAATACCGTACCACTACCTAATCTGATTAATCATAACAACGATTACGATGGCACTGCGTTAGGGGATATGACTGGGAATAATGGCATTGCTGAATGCTTAGACAATGATATTAAGAATAAAGTTAAGACTTGGGTGTTTGGAAATTTTCCAGAGGATTTAGACTATAATATTGATGGTGTTAGATATATGAATAATCCTGCACAACATAGGGATATTAATTCATATTACCCTAAGCAGCTTTCTTTTTAAGTTTCTTTTTCGATTCGAACCTGAAAAGGATATCCTGCTGCCCTTGCTGCTACAGTGACTTCTATACCTTTTTGCTCGGCAATCTCAAATGGCATTACTGCTACAATAGCACTGCCTTGTGTGTGTACTGTATTCGCTAAGCCTTCTGATGTGCTTACGGCATAATTAAAGTGATCTACTAAACTATCAATAACAAACTGCATACTAGTCTTGTTATCGTCAACATATATTACTTTAAACATTGGTGGTACTGCTAAATCTAATTGCGGTTTAATTGCTACTTCTGTATTTGCCACGTGAATCTCTCCAATTCATTAATTTATATAAGTTAATTAGTACACATATTGCTATGTGTACTAATTTCTATGCTATGATGCGAATTTAACTTCGATCTGTTTCGGTTTTAAACTATCTGGCACTATACGTTCAAGTTCAATTACTAAAATACCGTTGGATACTTCAGCACTTTGTATTTCAACATAATCAGCTAACTGAAATGTGCGACGGAACGTTTTGTTACTAATACCGTGGTGTAAATAATTCACCTTCACTGTTTCTGGCTCTTCTATGCTTGTTGCAATGCGACTATCACCGTCTACTACTAGTTGGCCATCTTGCGAGGTTACTGTAATATCGTCTTGGCCGAATCCTGCGATGGCAATTTCAACTCTGTACTTGTCTTCGCTAACACTTATGATGTTATACGGAGGGTAATTGCTGCCATTGGCATGTTCTACACGATTTAGTGTTTGATCAAATAAATGGTTAAGTCCTACTGTGTTTTTGTAGAAAGGTGCGAGGTTGAGTGTTGTTAATCTTGTCATTTTATATTCTCCTATAATTATAGCAAGTTGTATACAGGAACCCGACTATTCGGCGTTTCTGTACTTTTATTTATCTTACTTGTATATTATAGCAGAATATATCAATAAAGTCTAGTATTGTGGAGGAATTTTATCTTCGCGTAATTTCTTTGCCCAGCGTGCTTTAGCTGCTGCTTTTTTACGAAGCTTTACTTGTGCTGGCTTCTCAAAGAATTGCTTGGCTCTTACATCTTCTATGATTCCTGCTGCCATTACTTTTTTCTTAAATTTTCGCATGGCTTTTTCAAAATTGTTGTTGTGTACTATCACTCTTGGCATTATTTTTGCTTAATCTCTTTTGGTTGGTTGACTAATTTCTTAGTAATTGTTAGTTTATTTATGCCGGTTTGCTTGTACCGCACAACATTATACATATGTGGTAATAAAGCTTTTTCCATAGTGGACTTTAATCCCCTTGCGCCACTATTCTTTTTTACTGCTATTTGTACGATTTGCGATAACGCACTAGGATTAAATGCTAGCGCAACATTACTAATCTCAAATATTTTTGTATATTGCTCAACTAAGTTATTATCTATACTAGATAGAACTCGCAACATTTCTTTATCAGTTAACGAATCTATTTCTGCTATAATAGGAAAACGACCAGTGAACTCTGGAATTAACCCGTACTTAACTAAATCACTGTGTTCTGTTTCTTTTCCGGATGCTGTAGCTATGCTGGCACTGAAGCCGATGCGAGTAGCTTGTTTCTTAATCTTATCTAATCCAACAAAAGCACCACTAGCAATGAATAATATATCTTTAGTATCAATTTCTACGGTTTTTTCATGTTTGCCTATAGTTAATGTGTGCTTAGCTCCTTCTACTAGTTTTAACAATGCTTGCTGCACTCCTTCACCACTAACATCCTTTGTTAACGAAGCAGTACGTTTTGATATTTTATCTATCTCATCAATGAAAATGATTCCGGCTTCTGCTTTCTTTATATTGTTGTTTGCTGCTGCTAATAACTTAACTAATATAGAATCGGCATCGGCACCTGCATATCCAGATTCTGTTAATGATGTGGCGTCAACTATCACAAAAGGAACATCTAAGTATTTTGCTACTGTTTTAGCTAATAATGTTTTACCGCAACCGGACGGTCCAAGTAACAATACGTTACTTTTATCAATATCTTCGAGATTGCCCTTGATACGTTTATAATGGTTAGCTATTGCTACACTTAATATAATTTTAGCTTGATTTTGCCCAACGACACAATCATCTAGGTGCTGCTTTAATTCTATAGGGTTAATGTCGATAAATTTATTACTAGCTGTTGTAGGTACGGCTGTTTTAGTAATTATTGTGTCACACATTACCACGCATTCATTGCATATAGCTACGTTATCGCTTGTGATTAATGTTTTTACCGATGTGTTATCTTTGCCACAAAAGTTGCAAGTATTCATATTACTCCTCGTCAAGTAGTAAATCTTCTATTAGGTGTTTCTCTTCTTCGTTTAATAACTCGTGATTATATTTATTAATAGCTATACTATTAATTAAATGATTTAAGTATTCTGTACTATACGCACTACTTTCTAATAAATTCTTATCAATTGGATCCCAGCTTAGACCGTTAAATCTATATAATCTAGTTGGCTGCGTATCAGTATTTAAATACAATTCACCATTCACATTAATTCCTGGAAATTTGTTGCCAAACCTTACTGGTGTTGTGAAATCGAAGTTCATTTCTGGAAATGTGCCTATGAGTGCTGCAGTGCTATAACGTTTACCAGCGTAAGTAACATAATCTTCTGCTGTTTTAACTAATATCATTTCCCTATTAACTAACTCTTCAACTTCAGGCTCGTGTACTTCTTCTTCGACGCTTGTTTCTGTTGGCGGAGTATCTGTTGACGGAGTGTCAGTAATATCTGGTTCTCCTTCCAAATCTTGTACTGCTTGTACTGTTTCATCTTTATTATCTTCTTTGATTTGCTGTGCTATCTCACTTAACTCGTTTAAGTCATTATATAACGGTTCGCTATCTTCTTCATCTGGCCATACTGTCTTGATATGTGATCCTATTGTGTTCTCTTTGGGCTTTTCTACTGGAGCTAGTGGCATTGCCGAAGTTGATAATTGTATATTATATTGACTTATTGCAGGAGTAGGAGTTGGTGTAGGAGTTGGTGTAGTTGGCAACGGTTTAGGTTTAACTTCTTTTTTAGCACGTTCAAAACTATATTGCGTAGCTATTAATAATAATACTGCCAGCGGATCAAATACGAATATAATAAGTAATATAACCCAGCGGACTGCTTTCTCTAATAGATTAGCATCAGCTTCGCCTTCGTATATAAACTCAGCAATATACTTTATCGGGCCTACTTCAGCTTCTAACTTTCTGTACTGTGCTTCTATAGTAAACTGATCTTGTGTTAATACGTCGATTCTATTGTTCGATGTTGTTATTTTTAATTGCTGCTGCTCAATCAATTCCTCAATGGATTGCTTCTTAGATTTGCCAATGCGATTGCGTAATCGTTTAATTAATAAATTACTCTCATTAATTTCAGATTGTACTGTAGCTCGAATACGTGAGATTTCACTACGTGATGATTTTATAGTATCATTATCGCTAGTTACTATATTATCTATTTTTGTTAATGCAGCACTGCGTTTAGTATCCTGCAATGAACGAAATGCTTCTATAGTGCGTGCTGTTGCAGGACCGTATTTGCCGTCAGGATTAGTTCCTACTATACCTTGTGCTTTTTTAATGTTATTAGTATTAACTGCTGTTTGTAAATCGGATAATAATTTACTTATGTTTTGTACTGCTGTGCGATATGGTTTAGTCCGCTTTTCTGCTTTATCTTCTTCTTGCTGTATGATTGCTAATTGCTCGGCTATCACTGGCTTTACTCTATCGTACGCATGGTTAATACGTTGCTGTTCTTTATCAATTTGGCCTGCTAAACTAGCATCAACATCACTACCGTTTAATTCGAAACCTTTGATTTTACTTTCAGCACGTGATATAATTGCGTTGTTGATTGCTATCTCTTTCTTAATTCTAGCTGATTGTGCTACACTTTCTTGTGAGGATGCTGTTTGCTCTATATGGGACTTCGATAAATAGCCATAAATGCCAACCGAAGTAATTAGCATTAGCACTAGTACCGCTGCCGATAAGTAATACTTTAACCACCATATTGCGTGATGCCAATTTTTATGCAACCATACTACTGCAGCTAATTTGCCGAGCTCGAGTACGGTGCCCATGATGATTACTTGGATCGCAGATGCTGCGAATATAGTGGCTAAGCCTGCGACACTGTAGTATATTGCTACACTACTAATCGACAATGCGGATATTAACGTGATATAATTAAACATAGTTGTATTTATGGTTAAATCTTCTCACCAGGCTCGGTTCCTCTGAATCTAAGGAATCTAGGGAATCTCAGTGAATATCCACCGTCTTGGTTTTGTGTTACTACATCTGCTTTGATCTCGACGATATCACCTATTATGTGTTCCCTGTCTTCCCAGAATATATCACGCTGGGCATCGCAGAAACCGCCACCTACGTTAACTTTAATTAATACGCCATCATCGACTCCTTCGCATACTAACGCACCTAATCGCCCTTCATTACGACCTGTACCTTCCTCAACACCGACTACGGTTAAATCAACACTAATAGTAGGTTTCCATTTCATCCAGTTTGTCCTGCGCTTACATTCGTATGGCGCGTCAACATTTTTGATCATGATTCCCTCGTAACCCATAGCTACATGATCTTCGCCATATCTGCGCATAATGTCATGACCTTCTGCAGTGTCTAGATCTACTTCTATGCCCGAGATAACATGCAAATTATCAGCAGATGAATTAATACGATCTTTTATTTCACCTAGCCAAAGGCTTGTGCGTGCGCACTGTGGAACTACCCATTTTCCACTATCGAAATGGCTGCGTGGTATTACATCGAATATTGTATACACTGCGTCTGCTGTATTAATGTCTGTTTTACGCTGAGCTTGCTTCATTAAGGCTTGGAAGTTCTCGCTAATGATTTCCCCGTCTAGCACAAATCTAGATACCCTATTGGTGCTCCAGGTTGGTGTATACGCAAACTGCTTCTTTAACTGTTCTTCTATTGCTGGGAAATTAGGCATAGGCTTGCCATTGCGACTAAACAGATTACATTGTACTTGCTCTGGGAATCTATTATCAATTACAGCTAGTATGCGAATACCATCTAATTTTGGCTCGAGTATTTTCTTGCCCACTAGTTTGTTTGGATGCTTTTCGGAATCTGTTGCTAACTGACATTCAAATACGTTGATTTCAAATTCAGTTTTTTTAAGTATTTTGTTAAATGTTTTTACTGTAGCACCAACACGTAGATCTTTTAATATTACTGGACGTAATAAATTATTCCATAAGTCACTATCGTAATTTAAACTAGCTTGCTCTACTGCTGCTATTGCTGAATTTCCAGTCACTACCCTGCTCGCTAAATTTTCTAGTAAACTAACAAATTCCTCAATGTTATTGTCTTCTCCGGTAATGCTGTCTGTTACCGGTATCTTTTTGATATTGTACGGCATAAATGGATTGTAACAGAATTGTGCTAATACAAGGAATTTCTGTGCTGATTGATCGCCTAATGTTACTGCCGATAATGCTTGTGATATTACCTCTTCTTTGTGTAAGCGAGAATTACTTTCATTTAGTTTGTGAATCCAATTTTGAGGCATATATATTCCTATTTGCTGTTAATTAAGTTAATTATACAGGAATATAGTGCTGTTGTCAAGCTATATGCTAGGATCTACGTTTAATCCAGCTTCTTGCAGCTTTCTGGTGTTTTTTCCCTCAATTAATGACGCTTTTAGTGCTTCTCCAGCTCCATTATCTGCTGCTAATCTGTTTAATATATCTAGCATTTCAGGATCGGTTAATGTTGTTAACGAACTAGCATATCGCATTATATCGGTATCACGCATTACTGGAAATATTGGGAAATTTGGATCCTCTAAGAATCTCTCAATGAATAAATCATCTTTGCTTAATGTGAACTCAGTTGCTATCGAAAATGCTGCTGCGTTAGAATTATATATAACTAATTCATTTTGTAATTCTAACAACAACCCATCTGTTAATGGTGCGACTGTAGTTCCAGCAAGGGCATCGGCATCTTCTGCTATAACTGCAGTTTCTATATCTGTAAATAGCGTGCCTAAATTGCCTAAATTTATTTGATCTAACGTCTCTACTATCTTTATATATAAATCCATGTGTGACGAATTTAATACAGATCTCACTGCTGCTTCTAATTTATAAGTGCCACCTGCATCGGTGCCATTTGCTACGTCAGTTTGAATCTGTGTTATTACACTTGCTGGCACTGCTTCTGTGCGGGTGTTGATTGTAGCTAACCCTGTTGTCTCTGTTAAATTTAAGTATGCAGCACTTAGTGAGGATGGCGTTATTGTACTAATGTTTTTTATAGTCTGCATAGAACGTTGAAATGCTATACTTGGCTTAATAATATCTTCTGTTAATACACTTAATAACGGTGTGGTTAATTCGCTAACATTTGATGCTAGATTTGTACCGTTGTAAATTAGCGTATTGTTGTATTTTAGTGTATCGAAACTATTAGGGAATAATTTTCTTAAATCTAATAAATCTGACAATGTTGTGATATTATCAGTTACTACATCTAGCACAATTAATATATTTGTTAATTTACTGCCTGTTACTTCTTTAGCAACGGCGTATACTGCTTTTTGTACTATCGGCTTTAACTGTAAATCTGGGTTAGAAATCATTGCTGCCGATATACTATTTGTATTGACCCCTGTTGCTGCAAATTCACTGCGCAATGTTACTAGCATATTGGATCTAATTAGCGCATCCAGCAATCCGTGTGGTGCGCCTATATTCTTGATCTCGCTTAAATCTAAGTATGTTCCTGTATTTTTTAAATCATTGCCGAATAATAATGGATCACTTGTTACTGCTGTTAAATTGCCACTAGCTAAATCATTGGAATTAGTAAATGATTGTTTTTGAAAATCACCTGCTTTATCAGCACTGCCTATTGTACCGTTTAATACTGTTACTGTGCTTGTTACTGTTCCTAAGTGCTGTAATATTTTGCTAGTACTTAAACTTGGCGAGGACGTTGTATACGAACCTTGTCTAGCTATAATATCATCATAGTGCTGCATGTTGATGTTATTATAATCGCTAATTATAGATATGTTTTGTAATTCTGCTAACGTACTCGCATACACAGGATCTGGATTAATAGCTGTATCTAAGAATGATTTGATCGCATTAATAGCACTTCTATGCGACGCTACCTCTGGGTAATTTATAAATGCGTTCATTGCTGTAATTAAGTCTGGATGAATCGCTAATGTTTGATTATTAGTTAACCCATCTATAGCAGACAGTGTCATTGGCGTAAACTTTGTTAAGTTAGATTCTGCTGGCATTATGGTCCTACAAATACGTCAGGTGAGCCGCTACTCGCTGTATCACCGCAAGTTATGCTATCACCTGTTCGATGCATTCCTTTACCGTTAACAAATACTGTTGGACTTGATGGGCCAGCTACACCAGCGTGGCAACTATCTCCGCAGCAATGCACTGGGTATGCGTCGCCGGCACGTACTTGCTTAATCCCATTTGTAAATACATCAGGTGAGGCTGCGATTGGCACTATCGGTGGATAACAATGTCCTGTGCTGGCATCTGTACTTAATCTTATTGCTTTTGGCATAGCTATATTTAGCCTAGAATAATCTTCTTATCTGGTACTTTAATCCCAGTGGTTGCTTCTCTATATACATCAATTACATCTTCGCGCGATTCCGATACATACGCGATCGCATTGCTGTATAATATTGCATTAGCATTTTGATCAGTTGTAAATAATGCTGGAGCTAATTGTATGCCTTCTTGTCCCATCATAATAGCAAGTGGTGATTCGAGCTGATATGAGCCATCATTTATCTCTGTAATCTTGCCAATAATTTCTTGCCCGTTGTTAAGCCTCAGTGAATAGATCTTGTTTACTGCTATATTCATGATAAATCCTCGACTCTTTTGGTAATGTCCTCTTTAGACATTGTCATTAATCCATCTAGACCACCTTCTACAAATAACGTATCGTTTATATATAACTGCGGTACGCTTCTGTGGCCATTACTTACAACAAATTCTTCTGCTGTGGTATCTTCATCAATTTTAACTACATTGTGCTCAATTTTAAACATAGTCAATAGCTGCCCTGCTTGTACGCAATTTGGGCAATTTGTTTTACTGTATATTGTTATCATATTATTAATTATCCTAATTTCTAATAGGCCATAAAAAAGCACCTTGTTGTAGTGTAACATATTATCAAGGCGCTTCCTAGTACTTTGAGTACTTTGAGTAATCTGGTGCTAAATTATTATAGAACCGTTATCTACCATTTCTCCTAATGTGTTGTCTAATCCATTGGAGGATGAACTACCGTATCCTCTATCCGCATATAATACAGCTAAATCCTGATAGCCGTTGCCATCGTGCACATCAACTGCTACTGTAGTATCGCCGGACTTATCATCTTGAGTTACTTGTAAGTAATCATCTATGCTATCACCTGTTGTATAACCGGCATCTGCTAAAATATCGCTTAAATCTAGTGTATCAGATTTATTGCTTGGATCGGCATTAGCATCAAACCCGTATATATGATCTACTTGGCCTACATCGTCGCTAGTGAATATTAGTGTATTATTGCCCTTAACATCAGCAAATATATCTGCTGCGTTTGATAAGTCTATGGTTTCGCCATCACCCTCGATTATGCTAGCATGATCTGAATCATCGTCTTCGTTATTTACTAATTCTGAATCATCTTCGTGGTCGTTATCATCTTCGTGGTCGTTATCATCGTCTTCATCTGTCATTTCTGAGTCATCATCTTCTTCATCTGACATTTCCGAGTCATCATCGTCATCTTCGTCATTTACTAATTCTGAATCATCTTCGTCATCGTCTTCATCATCTGTCATTTCTGAATCATCATCGTCATCTGTCATTTCCGAGTCATCATCGTCATCTAGTTTGCTGTCAACTAGCATAGATGAATCTTCATCAACTGGTGGCTCTGTTACTAATTGATCTACGTTTATTGTTACTGTTGCTGGATCCTTATCGCCATCTGCATCTTGTATATAATAATCAAAGGTGTCCTCTCCGATATATCCATCCACTGGCGTGTAATGAAATGTGCCGTCGTCTAAGAAATCTAGTATACCGTGTGCTGGTAATGTTGTGACTACATAAGTATGGGCTCCATCGCCAATTTCTTTGTCGTTTAGAGAAACATCGCCAGTTAATCCACTAGCATCGGCTGTATAATCGTATGTGTCATCTATCGCAATTGGCACGTCATTAACCGGTGTGACTGTAAATGTTGCTACAGCATCGCTAGTATCGCCATCGGCATCTGTAATCCTGTAAGTGAATGAATCATTACCATTATAATTAGCATCTGGTGTATAAGTGAATGTTCCGTCTGTGTTAACTATTACTGCTCCGTGCGATACATCTGTTAGCATTGTCCATACATTACTGCCGTCTAACGAGGGTGTGTCGTTGGTTGCTAAGGTGGCAGTGATAACCGCATCTTCATTAACAGTAAACGTATCATCATCAGCAAACGGGAAGTTATCAACATCACTGTACTCAATTACTTCTACTCTAGTTAGCGGAGTTGCTGCTGCTGTGCTTGTACCTGTGTTATATGCTGCGCCTGTAGCTGTTAATGCGTATACTGTATAAACTGGGCCAACTGCGGTACTGTTTCCATTAACGTCAATATTTGTTGTAGTTGTGCTAGTGCGAGAGTAAGTGTCAACACGTTCTTGCGTTGTAGTTGTAATAGTACCTGGTGTTTCATAGTTATTTGTAGTACTGTACGATGTTGTTGCTGATTTTACTACTGTTTCTGCTTGATCATAATATGTGTATGTTGTTACTGTAGCAGAATCGTGCGTGCTTACAAACGCTTCGGTGCCATATACTGCTGCACTTACCATTGGATCAAGTGCTACTGTTCGTGGATCGGTTTCCTGTACTACTTCTACTATCTGCTGTAATGTTTCTTGCCTAGGTGTCGATGATGAGGTAGTTACTGCATTAGCTGCTGTAGATGAATTAATTTCAATAAACGGAGTAGTAACTACGGTTACATTACCACTAGTATCTGTTGTCGTTGTTACTGTACGTTCAAACTCTTTGTTAGTTGTTGTAGTTGTAGTAACAGTATCAGTAACTTGATTATAATTAATAGTTGTTGTGCTAGTAGTTACTTCTGTGACATTATTTGGATTAGTTACTACATCGTTTGTTGAGCGATCAACTTCGTACTCAGTACCAGCATTAATTACAGCGTCTACTACAGTATCAGTACTGCTATCGTACTCGGTTACTACTTCAACGGTACTAGTGAGTACTTCTTGTCTCGGTGTGCCAACTACGTTATCATTCGTTGATGTTACTGTATTGGTATCAATTAACACATACAGACTTGTATCTACTGTTACATTGCCGCTAGTATCTGTAGTGGTTGTTACCGTACGTGAATAATTGTCAGTCGTTGTTGCTGTTGCTGTTACTGTATCAGTAACTTGATTATAATTAATCGTTGTTGTAGTTGTAGTTACTTCTGTGACATTATCTGGGTTAGTTACTACATCGTTTGTTGAGCGATCAACTTCATATTCATTACCTGCATTAACTGTTACATTGGTATCAGTTGATACTTGAGTATCGTACTCGGTTAGCACTGCTACTGAACTAACAAGTACTTCTTGCCTTGGTGTACTAACACTACTAACATCATCCGATGTTACAGTATTTGTATCAAGTAACACATACGGACTTGTATCTACTGTTACTGTACCATCTGTGCCTGTAGTTGTTGTTATAGTACGTGAATAATTATCAGTTGTAGTAGTAGTTGACGTAGTGGTATCAGTAACTTGATTATAATTGATAGTTGTTGTAGTCGTAGTTACTTCTGTATCGTTATCTGGATTAGTTACTACATTAGCAGTACTACGATTGACTTCGTATTCATTACCTGCGCTAACAGTTACATTAGTATCAGTAGATACTCGGGTATCAAATTCTGTTAGTACTGCTACTGAACTAACAAGTACTTCTGCTCGTGGTGTATTAGTTATATCGCTACTAGTATCAGTTACTGTGTTTGTATCTGTTAAAACATATGGTGTTGTATCTACGGTAACTGTTCCGTCTGGGAAGGTGGTTGTTGTTACTGTGCGAGCGAAGTTCTCTGTTGTTGTCGTTGTTGTAGTTACTGTATCAGTTTCTTTGTCGTAATTTACGGTAGTAGTCGTTGTGGTAGTTACTGTATTTGTGCCGTTAGTGCTAGTAACCGTACTAGAACGATTAACTTCATATTCATTACCGACGTTAGCGGTTACTTCTGTATTAGTTGTAATACGTTGATCAGTTTCGATTGTTACAACGATTACTGGTTGTTGTGTTACTGGTGGTTTTGGCGGCGTTACTAGAGGGGCAATGGGTATGACTTGACCTACTTCGTTTGTTTGCTGTATTGCTGGTGCTGCTAATCCAGTTGTTTCGAAGCCAGCCGATGGTGTTACTGCTGTTCCTGTGCGCGCTATGAATACTGCGTTGCCGCCTCCTTCGCTCTCAGGTCCGCTGTCACTTGGTCCAGCTGCTGTTTTCTTTAATAAGTCAGTAATATCTGCTCCTGCTAATACTGCTGCTTCTAACTGTTCGGGGGTCAGCGTAGCTTCTGATGCTACTTCATCCGGAATCGGAGTATATACTTCACTATCGATTATTGCACTACTATTGCGACCTAAGACAAAGTTTTCGCCATTGTCTAGTGCTATTAGAATCGATCCTGTACTCGTTGTTACAACATCATTTAAGTTTATGATGTCACCTATTTTTGCTTGGATGCCGTTGACTAAAACGGTGCCTGTTAATTCTGTGATTGTGCCAATGGTCATTTGTAATATCTCCTGTGTATTATTACTTATTGTAAGTATAACATTATAGGGAGGTTTTGTCTATTGTACGATAGTACTAGTACCCTAGGTTTAAATTACCGTAAACCTATGTGAAAAAAATCCATTACTTTAAGTACTATTATTTTGCTTAATTTTTAGATATTTCGTATGCGGCTTTACGATCAGCATCAACTAATACTGCAAACTCATTATGAGTTAGTTTTTGGCCATTCCATAAAACATAATCACGTGGGCCTGCATTCTCATAAAGTTTATCCATGAACGTTACGATCCGGGTCATTGTTCTTTGATCGCCATCTACTATATTAGTAGGACGTCTGTGTAAGCAAATACTTTGATCAAAGTACATTACTTGACCGTCTTGCCAATCATGTTGATAAATGTAATCAGGGTTGTATATTGCCTGAGACAGCATACTATGTATCTTCCAACTCTCTGCGTCTGACATGCCAACAAATCCATTGAACGTATAACTAGGGAATTTAATACCAGGACGACCGCTTGCTGTTTCGCTATACAATGGTGTTTCCTGACCGTCAAGTGATACCATATTGTAGCGTGTAAGTTCTTGCTGCGCATCACTTAAATCTTTAGCAATGCCCATTGGCCGCCAAGTATGCTTTACTTTAAGTTCTTTTATCATACTTTGCATGTCACTTGACAATTCCATAAATGCATCATGTGTTTGTAAAAAGTCTGTTCTGCTACCAGCACTGTCGTGCAAACTAGATAAGCCGTTTAATCGCGGAGCTTCGTCTAATGCGCATTGATCGCTGTGCCAATTTAGTGTGCCGTTAGCGAATATTCCAGTTGGTCTGCCCTTTGCGTCTTTGCGGAAACTAACTTGTGACATGCCCGGAGACATATCTAAGTCAGTATCAGTGTTGTGAATTTCGCGTGCTACATATCCTAGATTAGCTAACAAATTACGCCAATGTGTTCCTTTGACTCTTTTATCAACTACATAGTTATGCAACAATGCCCGGGATGGCTGCCCCCAACTAGTTTGTATTTCGTAGTGGCGGCGCGGGGTTACTTTTTGATTAATAAAGACATTGCATTGATCTTCAACTAGTTTACCTAGTTCCATTATTTCGTCTTGGTTAGCTGTTGCTAGATCAATGTCGTATACTTCGCAGCCTATACTACCTTTATAATTTTTAAGTGGTCGTGTTTTCATGTGTTTTCGTGTGTTTCCTTGTCTATGTGGATATCCTTGCCTACTAATTTTATAAACCAGTATGCAAGATCGATTTCGTGCCATCGTTCACTATTTTTAGCACTAGCTGGATGTTCATGATGATTATTGTGATTACCTTCGCCTGGCATCCATATACTTGCGATAAACTGATTACTACTCATATCATTAACATTATACGGGGCAGAACCTAAAATGTTTCTGCCCCAAGTAGTGTGCAAACCAACACCTAAGTAACCTACTACTTGGTATGTATATAATATAGGGATTGCCCAAACATAACCCACTAATTTAGGATCAATTACTAGTAGTAATATAAATAACAATAGGTGTACTTTAAAGAATATTTTGTGCCAAAATACGTGGTCTGGGTCGCGCATTAAATCAATTACTAGCTTATAGTTAGGGGTGAAATTAATAAATTGCTGAAACCAAACTCTTAAAGAATTGGCCCAGCTTTTTGTCGGGTAATACGGTGAATGCGAATCTTTACTTGTATCGGCAAATTTATGATGTGTTCTATGCAATATAGCAACACTAATGCCGGATCCGATTCCAGCTAGAGTACCTATTAATAATAGAGCATGCTTGACTATTTTATTACGTGGTTCGAACGATCTATGTGCTGAATACATGTGGACACTTCCGTGCATTCCGCACGCTGCTAATAGCCAACCGCCGGCTACTGAAAATAAAAAATATGTTAGATCCCAGTAAAAATATAATGTTAGCAGACTAGATAAGTATACTGTAATATAAAGCAAATTAATTTGAGTTTGATATTTTAGTTTCATGTGGCCTCTCAAGCAATGATGTTTTATTCGCTAACATGTATTTAATTATATACCCTGCTATATCATATTTATTATTACTGTAGTACATAGTGTAATTATTGTGATGACGGGCATGCTGTTCTTCGCCAAAAAAGATAAATGGTATTTTTAAATTATTAACTTGGCCTGGCCCATTAAACGCATGACCGGCTGTATTTAGTATCCCTAGTAATATGTAAGATATCGTAACACTAATTCCAAACACATACCCAAATAATGTCGGGGATAATGCTAGTAAAACAATCATATACATAGCTAACATTGCATGATAAGATTTGTGAAATAACATCAACCCTTTATTAGCTAGTAAATCCTTAACTAGTCGTACTCGAAATCTACCTGGAACTTGACCCCATGCGAACCATGTCTTGATAAATCCAACCGTGTATATCGATTGCGGGTCGGCACCGGTGTCTAGGCTAGTATGATGCACACGGTGTGCGTATGCCCAACTAAACGGTGACCCGCTTGCTGCTAATGTTGCTAGAAAATACATAACATATTCGTGAACTGCCGACTTTGGTTTAAATACACTGTGAGCAGCATAGCGGTGATTAACTATCATAGTAATACCATAAAATAGCCAACCGATTACAATAGCAGTGATTAAAAATATCATATTAAATGAAAATACCAACGTTGCTGCGGATGTAATATAACTCATCGCAACTATCATCCTGGATCCATTGAGATTAATGTACTTGATGTATTTGTTGTACTTTGCTGCCTTCGCCACTTACGTCTTGTATTCCTGTTTCCACGTAGATTCCGATGTATCTAGCGAATCTGGCAGAGCAACTATATTAATCCACCACCACCCTAAATCAATGTCGCGCGTGGATAACGCATTTCGTATAGCGCCTGGGTTAACATGATGATTTTCGTGATTGCCTTCGCCTGGTAGTAATATTGCCATCAGCTTGTTATTGTAACTATTGTCGACTTGGTCTTTAAAATTTGTATATCCGATGCGTTCTTTCCACCATGGTAAGTGACAAGTCACTACAATATAATTAGTACCCGTATACCCGTATAATATAGGAATTGCCCAGAAGTATCCTATGTATATTGGATCAATTAATGCTAATAACACAACAAACGCTATGTGAATTTTAAAATAATGCTTGTGAAATAACTTGTGCTCTTTATCTACTGTAAGGTCTTTTACTGTACGCACGTTAATATGATATGTTGGGAAATAATAAAACCACAATTTAAAATTATGTAACCATCCAACCTTTCCTTCTGCTGGCTCTACTGGGCTATGTGGGTCACCGGGTTTGTCACTAAATTTATGATGCTTGCGATGTGTGGCTGCCCACATTATGTTTGATCCTACACCTGTCATCGTTCCGGCAAATAATATAAGATACTTAAAGAATATATTTCGTGGGAGAAATGCGCGGTGACTTGAATACATGTGCAAACTACCGTGAAAACCTGATAAGTATAGCATCCAGCCGCTCGATAACGCTAAACATAACAATACCCAGCTAAATGAAAAAACTAACGTCGATATCGCTACTACATATACTAGTGCGTTTAGTACTTTAACCTGGTGGTCATTACTTAATGGATTTCTGAATTTCATATACTGCTCCGATGTTAAGCAGTATTTATACTACAGTTTAAATCCAGCAAATGATTCAGTTGATACATCCTGCTTTGTACCGCCAACGATATAACTACTTAATTGCACTTCTTGTGGTGCCACTTGTACGTCGCCGCCTGCTATCCACTTCTGTGTCCACGGTAACGGGTTACTGCCGCCCTTGTACGGTGACGTTAATCCTAGACTATTCATTCGCTTGTTGGCTATCCACTCGACGTAATCCGTTAATAACTCCTTGTTTAATCCAATCATACTGCCGTCTTTGAATAAGTAATCTGCCCACTGTATTTCTTGGTCAACCGCATCAACGAACATTTTAGTAACTTCTGCTTCGCACTGCGATTTGATTTTAACAAAATCCTTGTCATCTTGCGGCAATAATTTAATCAATGTTTGTGTAAATCCTAGATGTAGATTTTCATCACGGCATATTAATTTAATCTCTTTTGCATTCCCTTCCATTTGTTTTAATTCAGCAAATGCCCAGCTACACGCAAATGATGTGTAAAATCTAATTCCTTCTAATACGTTAATACTATTAATTACTAACCATATCTTCTTTTTAAGCTCGTACGTATCTACTAGTACTTTTTTACCATTGATAGTATGGTTGCCAACTCCTAGCAATTGATATTCTAGTGCTGCTGTATGTAACTGATCGTAGTAAGTAGTAATGCTATCGGCACACTCGACGATCTCCGGTATGTTTAATATTTCATCAAATATTTTAGCTGGATCAGAATATACGTTCCGTATGATGTGTGTATACGATCTTGAATGCATGCCTTCGTTTTGTGTCCATAAGGTTATCCAATTTTCTAGCTCTGGTATACTAACTAGTGGCAATAATGTTAATGATGGTGATCTGCCTTGAACACTATCTAGCACAATTTGACGTTTTAAATTACTTGTGAAAATATGCTTCTCAGAATCTGATAAATCTTTAAAGTCTTTACTATCTTTACTTAAATCTACCTCAGCTGGCTGCCAGAAGAATCCTATTTGCCTCTCTGTCATCTTATCTAGCTGCTTGTACTTTACATCGTCGAATCGCTGTATATCAACACTACCATCTAGAAACATCTTGCGCTTAGTATTAGCTTTCTTATTTTTGTTAAATACACTCATTTGGTTATCCTTTTATATTTTGCCATTAGCTCTTCTTGTGTCTCGATATTGTCTGGATCAAGGGGTATGCAATCAACTGGACATACAGACTCGCATTGGGACTCATCAAAATGCCCAACGCACTCGGTACACAATGTGGGATCAATTACAAATATCTCCTCGCCCATTGATATAGCATCATTTGGACACTCAGGTTCGCAGACGTCGCAGTTAATACACTCGTCTGTGATAATCAAACTCATATAGTACACCCATCACACGAACCGTCACTGACATCTACTTCGCCCTGCCCATCATACACGTTGCAGTAATATAGATTCTTGATCCCGTACTTATATGCTACTAATAAATCTTCCATTAACACAGACATTGGAATTTCTTCGTTTTCGTAGTGTTGCGGATTATAACTAGTGTTTGTGCTGGATGCTTGATCGATATATTTCTGCAGTACGGCTGTTAAATGTAAATAGCCCCTTGGTGATTTTTGATCCCATAATAATTCGTACTTGTTTTTTAATCTTCTAAATTCAGGTACTACTTGTGTTAATACACCATCCTTGCTTTGCTTAATTGACACGTAACTACGTGGTGGCTCGATGCCATTGGTTGCGTTTGCAATCTGAGCCGACGTTTCTGCAGGCATTAGGGCGAGATTTGTACTATTTCTAATACCTGTTTTCTTCATTTGCTTGCGCAACCCTTTCCAGTCCACTTTATCCTTGTGCTTAACTAATTCATTAACTTCTTTCTTATATGTGTCAACTGGTAATATGCCTTCACTGTACTTAGTTAGATGGTTTGCTGGACAAGCGCCTACTTCTTCGGCTAAATCAGCACTGGCTTTTAATATATAATAACTCCAGTGTTGCGCCCACGTGTCTACTAATTCTAACGCACTATCATCGCTGTACTTTACATCGTGCTTAGCTAAGAAATAAGCGAAATTTATGATCCCTATTCCTATTGGTCTGAATTCCTCTGTGTGTTTTTGTGCTGCTAGCACTGGATAGTTTTGGTATGTTAATAATGCGTCTAATCCCCTTACCGCTAGTGTACAAGCTTGTTCCATATCTTCGGGGTTTTTAAATGCTCCCCAATTTATTGCACTTAAGGTGCATAAAGCAATGAGGGCATCCGGGTCATTTATATCATTTAATGGTTTTGTGCTTTGCAATATTTCCACGCACAAATTTGTCATCGTTATTGGCGCTAAGTCTTCTTTGTATGGCCCGTGCGTATTACAATGATCTACATTTGAAGTATATATTCGGCCAGTGTCTTTGCGCTCTTGTATGAGTATGCGAAATAGCTCAAGTGCCGGTATCATCTGCTTTCTTATTTTTTTATTAGCTTCAGCTTTCTCATATAACTCATTGAATTTATCTTGGTCCGTGAAGAATGCATCGTATAATCCCGGGACGTCACTTGGGCTGAATAACGTAATGTCTTTGCCTTCTACTAATCGTTGATACATTGTGCGATTTAATTGAATGCAATAATCTAAATTACGCACCCTGTTTTCGTTGATTCCTTTGTTATTTTTAAGCACTAATAAATCTTCGATCTCATAATGCCATATAGGTAGGTTTACTGTTGCTGACCCTTTCCTTAGACCGCCCTGTGAACAGGAATTAACAGCACTCTCGAAATGCTTCA